AGGATCCGATCTAGGATCGGGCTGGCGTTTAAGAAGATCCGATCCATGTTTTTTTTCGTTAACGCGCCCCTTCCGCTTGGCCGTCTTGGCGGATTGCCGAGCTGCGACTTGCTCCCGGCTATCATTCCAATCGAGATAGTCATGGACGGCGTAGTCATCGCCACACCGGTCCACGAGCCCCACCTCCAGCAGTGTGTCGAGTGCCTTTCGTCGCCATCGAGGAGCGGGTCCTGAGAGCTTTGAAAGCACTTCCTCAGGGACGATGCCATCGGTCAGATGGCGCTTGCAGTAGCCCACCATGGCCAACCACAAGTGAAGCGGGGTCGAGCCCGCCATGCGTTGCGCGCGGACAAACTTTGGATGATCCAGAAATCCGTCGTCTAACTTCAACCAGCTCATAGGGGTGGGAGCCGAAGGCTCTACCAGGCGGGCTGACGGGTGCGCGGGCGCAAGTCGGTCGCCGTTGACGCTTCGGCGGCAATCTTCGCGTCGAGCTGCTTTCCAAACGCCTTCACCGAACGGCGGACGATCTCCGCCATTGAGCAGTTTGCAATGCCCGCGAGCCGCTCCACCTCGCGGCGCTGGGTCTCATCGAGATGAACGGGTAACACTTTCTTGGCCATAGCGATTCGTCTTCCCTTGCTTCGTTGGCGCGCCCCCGCGATCCCGATCTCGATCCACAATAGCGATCCAAATCGGGACAGGGAAGCCGTTTGCCGATTTGGTCTATTGCCCACGTTCACTTACCGATCCACGCTTGGTGCGTGGAGTGAGCATCAGGCTCAAAACACGCTCGATTCGCGACTGGCCCGAGATACCTGGGTCAATGTGGGACGCCGCCATACTGGCAGCGTGAACACCGAAACCAAGACCAAATCAGTAAGCCCCGCGCGCGGTGTGATCCATGGATCTAGATCGTCGTGGCGGGGGGTCGCTGCGGTTGTTTCCTCACGAGCGCGAGAGATACAACGACAGCTCGCAACGCCATCACGAAAGGGGGCGCGAGCTGCTTAGCCATGAGTGACCAAGACATGACGACATCAGCGAAGAACCACTTCGAGGGGGCTTGCATCGACACCGGCGTCAGCAGCCGGGAGCGAACCAGCTGGCTCATAGCGCGCCGCGCCGGCATCGGTGGCAGCGACGCCGCCACCATCATGGGGGCGAACCCATTCTCCAGCGAGCTGGCTCTATACGTGGACAAGACCAGCGACGATCCGCAGCCTAAGGACGACGCCGGAGAGCCCGCGCAGTGGGGCAACATTTTCGAGCCTGCGATCATCCGCGAATACAATGCTCGATCGAAGCGCCGCGTGGTGACCGGCGGGCGCATCCTGCAGAGCCGCAAAGCGCCCCACTACCTCGTGACGCTGGACGGGGTGCAGCTCAGGCGAGCCCCAGCGTTCGCGCGTGGCAAGGGCCCTGGCGTGGCTGAGATCAAAACGACCGGCTATGGCGAGCGCTACGAGGAGGACATCCCGGTAGAAGTCCAAATCCAATGCCAATGGGAAATGTTCGTTACGGGCGCCGCCTGGGCCACCTGTGTCTGGCTCCCCTTCCCCGAGCGAAAGCTGCAGTGGCGCGACATCGAACCACACCCGGAGTTCCAGGCGCTGCTCGCCGAACGGGTGGATGCCTTCTGGCAGCGCGTGGTCAAACGCAACCCGCCCGATCCGGATGGCAGCGCGGCGAGCAAGCTCGCGATCCGGCGGATGTTCCCGGAAGACAATGGCGAGGTGATTCGCCTCCTGGGCGCCGTCGATGCGGCTGACGAATACGAGCGATGTGCAGCCGCGATCAAGCTGCTGCAGAGCCGCCAGGCCGAGATCAAGAACATGCTGGCCTACACCATCGGGGAGGCGAAATATGCGGTGCTGGACGATGGCCGTTACTTCGGCTCTGCCACCTACAAGGCTCGGGAAGTGAAGTGCCCGGAGTGTGACCACCTGCTGAGCCAGCGCGAGGGGTACCGCACCCATACCCTGCGCAAGCCGAAGAAGAAGCCCTTCCAGGTGTTCGACGGCGAGCGCATGCTGCAAATGCCGCCGGCCAACGATGACCTGCTGGAACAGCTGGAGGCATCGAACAACTACCTGGATCCGAAGCTTCTGGCCAAGGACATCCAGAGCGCGAACGAAACGGCGGCGGAGATCAAGACCGGAACCGAGTCATGAGGCGCTGGGTAGCCAACCCCATAGAGCTTCACTGATCAGGAGATGGCGCGGGCGCTCCGTTACGGCGGGGGCGCTCGCGCTTGGTCGTTTTCTTCGCCGCAAATTGAGGGAGAGCAAGCCATGGGCAAGATGCCTGTTCAGAAGCCCGGCAAGAGCCGTCAGGACTACCAGACCCCGCCGGAGTTCATCGAAGCCGTCCAGCGTCGGTTTGGAGCTCTGACCTGGGATCTCGCCGCGAGCGCTGAGAACACGGTCGTGCCCGGTCGGTTTTTCTCTCGCGGTGGCATCGACGCCGCCAAAGCAGATTGGACGGACTATCTCGGTCCGCGCGATTTGTGCTGGCTCAACCCACCCTTCGGCGCCATCAGTCACGTCTGGGCGCCGTTGCTGAGCCACTGGTGCCCGCGCATCCCGGGCATGCGCGTGCTCTTCTTCGTTCCCGCCGCCATCGGTAGCGAGTGGTATCGTGCTCATGTCCACGGCCGCGCCATGACGCTGGGGCTCGGGCCGCGCGTCACCTTCGTGGGCGAGGTGCACCCCTACCCGAAGGATCTGATGCTGTGCGCCTTCGGCTTCGGCGTGGCTGGCTTCGACCTGTGGCGGTGGCAAGCGAAGCGCGAGCGCTCAGCGCCCATCGTCACCGCTGGCGCAGAAGTGGCTTAATTATGCACCCGTTCGGGACGACGTGGCGGTTTGTGCGCCCGTCGCTTCCGGCTCTGGGGTAGAGTTTCGACCACCCCGGGGGAATCAAACCGGAAGAAGCCAAGACCACACCACGCACCCCGGGGGGCTCCTGCGCCTTGGCTCTTCACCCAACCGACAGAAGGACAGAACCCATGGAAGCAGCAGAAGACCTCTTCGACGGCTCCGCCGTCATCGAAACGCCGGGCGGGCTCGCCGCGATCAGCCGCAGCGAAGTGGAGATGCAAGTCGACACCGCCCACAAGTATCCGCGCAGCATCACCAAGTGCCTGCGGGACGCGCTGACGCTGGCCACCTACTCGCCGGACGTGGCCAGGGGGTGCTGGTATTCGGTCCCCCGCAAGGAACAGGGTCGAAAGAAAATGATCGAAGGCCCATCGATCCGTCTGGCCGAGATGATCGCAAACAGCTGGTCTAATATGCACATCGCCGCCCGCGTGGCCCACGTGGACGATCGCTCGCTGACCGCGCAGGCGCTGGTCTGGGATCTAGAGCGTAACGTGAAGGTGGCGATCGAAACCCCGCGCAGCATCATGACCAGCGGCGGCAAGCGTTTCGGGGACAATATGATCCAGGTCACTGGTGCCGCTGCCATCTCGATTGCCATGCGCAATGCGATCTTCCGCGTGGTGCCACGGGTGTTCGTCGATCAGATCATGGGCGAGGCGCGCAAGGTCGCAGTGGGTGATGCCAAGACGATCGTTGCCAAGCGCGATACAATGCTCAGCTGGTTCACGCAAGCCGGCGTTCCCATCGAGCGCGTGCTGGCGCCGCTCGGCGTCCGCGAGATCGGGGACGTATCGATCGACCACCTCGCAACGCTCATCGGTATGCGCAACGCCATCAAGGAAGGAACGGCGACGCTTGACGAGATGTTCCCCGACCCGCAAGCGGCGCGGTCGTCCGCTCCCCCCGTCAGCGCCGGCAACGCGCTGAGCGCCCTGGTGGCGCAGGACAAGGAAGCCAAGAAGAAGGCAGCCGAGCCGAAGGCAGAAGTCGAGAAGCCCGCCGAGCCAGCGCCAGCGCCTGAGCAGCCCAAGCCCCCTGCCCCGCTCGCCACCATCGAGGTCCAGGCGGCGCTCGTCCGAATCGATGAGCAATGGGGCACCGAGGCCGGCCACTTTCTCATCGAGCAATGGACCGACGAACAGCGCGCAGCGGCCGTTGCCTGGGCGGAAGCGTCGAACGATGGCGAGCCCCCCCCCGCCTTCATGGTGCAGAACGAAGAGCAGAAAGCGCCGCCAGCGGACAAGGCCGAGAAGAAGTCCTCGAGCCGCAAGCGGGGTGGACGATGAGCGAGCAGGGCGAAAGTCGCATCGACATCAATGGGCTACCGAAGCCGCTCGTGCTGTGCGCCCTCTACAACATGGCGAAGGGTGACAGCATCCTAGCGAGAGCGATCAGTCACGCCATGGGACCGATGCCGTACCGCGTGGCAAAGACCTTCTTCGGCGAGCACGGCAGTCGGTTGGGCGCGGTGGCTGGGCGCGTGCTGAGCGTCGACATCAGCAGCGAGAGCTTCGACCCCACCGAATACGATAGGGCGAACGGCGAAGGCATGGCCGCCAAAGCGATCGGCCTGCTGCGCGGGACCGCCGCGCTCGAACAAGCGCTCTCGGCCGTCGCGGTCCTCGTGCTGAGCTGGCGCGAGAGAACACCGCGCGAGGAGTGCCTGAAGTCTGCGCTCCTGCTTTGGGATGCCGCCGAGGAGCTGCACCGAATGGCGTTCATCGCGAAGGCGAAAGAGGAAGCCGAGCGATGAACGCCCACGGGGACTTGTACAACTCGGAAGGCGTCCGCGAGTTCGACGCCTTCCTGGAATCGAGTCATTTCTACGATCTCGCTCAGAAGTATCGGCACGCCTCCGTAGTCACCCAGCTAAACGTGGGCAAGGCCTATGAGGATTTGAAGGCCGAGCTTCGCAAGCGGGTGCGCTTCGCCATCGAACTCGATCGAAAGGATCGAAGCCAATGAAGCTCGTAACTCATGACCACTGTGCTGATGGGTTGGCTTGCGCCATGCTGGCGCTGGACTCGTTCCGCGCCGCCGAGGTCACGTTCGTGGACTACGGTTCGCCCGAGCACGCAAACTTGCCCGCCGAGCCCGGAATGGTGTTCGCTGATATGACCCCGCCACGCGAGCGCGTCCAGGAGTTCGTGGACGCGGGCGCCACCGTGCTCGATCATCACGCATACGCGAAGGACATCGTCGAGCAGTTCGGCTCGCGTGGCATCTACTCCGACGAGCCCGGCGTCAGCGGCGCGGTGCTATTCGCTCGCTACGGTTGGAATGGACCCTCGCTCTACGGTCATCGGTTCGCGGCGCTCGTCGGCATTCGCGACACCTGGCAGAAGGATCACGACGCTTGGGAGCGCGCCCGACAGTTGCATGCGGTGCTGATGCAGCTGCCTCGGGACTACTGGTGCGGTCACTCCGACGGCATCGACCACGCGATGACCCTGAGCATGGCGCTGGGAGCGTGTCTGCTGAAGGAGCGTAAGGCGAAGGTCGACAAGGCGCTGCGCCACCTGATGCGCGAGAGCATCACGATTGCAGACGGCAAGTCGCTGAAGTGGGGTGTGTTCTCCGATCCAGACAACCTGATCAGTGACGTGGCCGAGCATGCTCGGCAGACGACGGATCTGGATGTCGTTATCGGCTGGCGCTCTGTCATGGTCGACGGCGAGTTCGTGGATAAGTTCTCGCTCCGCAGCACCAACTACGACGTGGGCGCTCTGGCTCGCCATTTCGGTGGCGGCGGACACAAGGCGGCGGCCGGCTTCACCGCGCCTTGCGCGCAAGACCCTGTGGCGATGAGCTGGCTTATCATCAGAGAGTTGATCATCAAATGACGCCGGGATGGATCTTCACTTTCGGCTTCGGTCATGTCCACCCGCTCACCGGCGAGAACTTGATCGGTCGTTTCGTCCGCATCGGTGGCACGGAGACACAGGCACATACCGCCATGTGCGTTCTGTTTGGGCAGAAGTGGGCAGGACGTTACAAGGACGAGGAAGCGGCCGGCGTCCACGAGTATGGCCTGAGGGAATTACCGATCGATGACCTCGCCGAGCATCTTCTCCAGGGCGCTCGCACCGCGATCGCCTATCTACTCCATGCCAGCGCAAAGCACCGCTTCGCCGAAACGCACCCAGAGTGGCGACGGCTCGCAACGGGGTGGCTGGACGTGGAAAGCGTCACGTTCGTGGGCGAGCCCGGCAAGCTCGGTCAGATGGTGCTCGCTCTGCTGGACGAGGTCGAGCAGCTGCGCGGCGAGGTCGATCGTTTTTCACGTGAAAAGGATCCGAGGTGAAGACCAAGGCCAGGGTGGGTGATCTCGTCCAGTGCCTGATGGGATCCTTCATGCGGGACGTCATCTTCCATGTGACGGCAGTCCGGCGCGAAGAAGTGGTGGGCTTACGTCTGTTGCCGCGCCTGCAGCAGTCAGTCGAGGCGCGGCTGCCCCATGGGTGTTACCGGAACATCTCGCGGCTCGGAGAGATCGACCTTCAGTGGCTCCGCAAAAGGGGCTGAGTTAACGTTTCTCAAGTCGCCCGGGGAGTGGTCGATCTCTCCGGGCATGACCGCCAAGACCACCAAGACCCGTTTTGGGGCGCTGCTCGTCGCCCTGTCCTCGTTCGCCTGTGGCGCGATCGCGCATGAGCCCGACGAGAGCGCCCCAGACGACCCGCTCGCCACATCCGCCCCGAGAACGGTCGCCAGCGACGCCAGGAACGCGCCTCCCGTCGTTTCGGCTCCGTTGACGCACACTGATGCGTCCGGGGAAGAAACGACGCCAGAGCGCGAGCCTGAGACCCCGCCCGATAGTGTCGATCCGACACAATCCGATGACGCCGAGTCAGTCGACCCTCCCGCGACCGACCCAGAGCCAGAGCCACGGATCGAGTCCTGCGGCTACGAGGAGCAGTGTGACGATTGCGAGGCGCGAGCAGACAACGACCCCACCCTGGTGTGTGAGTTGCTCCCGCAGTGTGTGAGCCGTTCCGATTGCGACGCTTGCGCCGCTGCTTCGATGGAGGCCGGGACGTACCCAGAGCTTCGGTGCGTGTATTATTGGTGCGACACGGACGCCGATTGCGCCGAAGGGCTGGAGTGCCTGGAGGTGACGGCGGGCGGTCGGCTGCACTGCCGTGAACCGCTGCGCGGGTATCGTTCGCGCTGTGAGACGGACGCCGATTGTGACCGCGGGTGGTATTGCACCTACGACGCCACGACCGGGCTGGACGTCTGCCTGTAAACAGCGAAACGGCACCGCGCCTCTAATTGGGAGTGCAAGCGGTGCCGTCTATGCGCTAGTGTTGAAGCCCCGAGTCCGTCGAGACGGGCCGCGGGGCTGCGCGGGTTTTGAATCAATTGGTCTTGGTTTTCCCCGCGTGGCCCTTCGACCCCTCTCAACGGACTCGCTTCGTTTTGTGGGGTGCCCCGCGGGGGGTGTGTTTCACGTGTTACGTTCCACGTGCAACGTAACACGTGAAACGTTGCACGCTGGCGGTTTCACGACTCGGCGCCTTCGATCTGGTCGGCCATGCCGCGCAGTAGCGAAGGCAAGTGGAGGTTAGTCACCGGGCGAGCCGCGACCGAGAAGCCGCCGCCCCGGACGCCTCCGATCACGATGACGAGCACGGCCACCGCATCCTCGCGCTTCAGCAGCTGCTCGCAATCGGGGCCAAACTTGCCACCACCGGGTTGAGCCGCGCCAAGCGGTCTGTTGCTCTGGTCGCTCATGCTGATCTCGAATAGGTGGCGGCGAGGACCTCCGCGCTGAACTGGTCGAACGTCAGCGGACGGCGACCCGCAAGAGCCGAGTGGTTGGCGCAGAGTACCTGCTGGCCATCAGTGAAGGAGTGCCAGCGCAGCATCCGCGGGTGACTGACCGGGCACACCGCGCAACGCTCTCCAGCCACCAGCGAGCCACGGCACTTGCGGACACGGCACCCGGTGCAGACGTTGCCCTTCCCGATGGGGGTGGAGCAGAGTTCGCACTTCTTGGATTCTGTGATCTTGGTTTCCATAAGTGCACCCATGGCAAGTTTTCTGCCGTTGGGCTAGTTTTCCGATCCATGACCGCCTCCGTGCCGCCTGCTGGCTCGACTCCCGCGTCCGCCTACTCTCTGACGGTGACCCAGCCCCAAGAGCCGCCGCCGGCCATCTTGGCCGATCCCATCGGCATCGACGGCGAGTGGACCGATCTGCTGACCAGCGCCTCGATCGCCGATGGCATGGCGCGCGAAGCGATGGCCATCGAACGAGCCACGGGCGCGGCGGTGCGGGATCTCGGTCAGCGCTTCCGCTTCCTCAGCCACGTGGACGACCAGAGCGATGAGGTGCTGGAGACGATGGCGCGCGAGGCATTCCGGCCTGCGGTGGAGGCCGGAGTGCTCTCACTAGAGCGAGTCTATTCGGAGGTCGATCCGAGTGACGGCACGCAACTCAATGCGGTGGTCGAATATCGCGATCTGCTCGCGCCGCCATCGGCTGCGTCCCGGCGCATCGAGTTCCCGCTGGGCACCACGTAACAAGCGCAGGGTTAGCGCCGCTCGCCGCTCGCCCTCGGGCGATGGGGCACATCGATGACCGCTCGTGTATGCGGTGTGGACTGCAGACAACAAGGGACGACCGCGAGCGGTGCCAACGCGTCGAGCGCATAGGCGGCGGGCGGCGACCAGACTGGCGACACCAGCGTCCGCACACAGGCGCGTGGCCTCCGGATCCACACCAGCCAAGGCCCTCCAACCGGTGGCAGCGAACGCGTCGGGATTGCCACGGTTGATTTGCATGAAGCAGATCGAACGGCCCCGATCGCCAAGGCGCTCACCGGAGTGCACCCCACGATCGAGCCCACCGCTTTCGCGCGCCGCCGTCGCGGCCACTGCGGCCGCCCACAAGCGTCGTTCGTGACCGGGCAGATTGCCGGTCATGACGGCCACGTTGATGGCATCGGCGAGCGCTGAAGCCATCACCTCGATCCGCTGTGCTCGGGCTGCCTCAGGCTCGCTCGATCCGTATGGCGGCGGTACCATCAGCAGCGCTGCCAGGATCCAATGGGCGAGGGGAGTCATCGGTTCCACCGCATCGGAAACTGGAACACCTTCGCCCACGGTTGCAACTCTGGCGCCTCGCTCCGCTTCTCGTCCGTCACAGGCTCCTCGTGCGCTACGCGACCGAGCCCAACGATCACTTCCGCGAGCTTCCGCGCAGCTCGGTTAGCGTCGCGCTCAACGTGCTCTCTAACCATGCGAACATACTTTTTACGGTTGAGGCGTGAACGACCATGAAGCGTTCTTCCCTCTTTGACTGCTCTAGCAAATTGGATTCGGTGCTTCGGAGCAAGCGCTCTGAGAGTTGCGAGTTCCTCTCCCTCAAGTCCGCGTTCAGCTTCCGCAAGCTCCAGATCCAAAGGGCCATCACTACAAGCGCCCCATAGGGCCCGAGCACGAGCCCGATCCATTGCTCTAGCGATAGATCGGCGGAGGGCATGAAGCTTCATGCTAGCATCCTTGTTTGTTGCACGATGCGATCGAGGTAGGAAGCCATCGGGAACTTTGAGCCGGGGTCGGTGTGGGTGCTTTTCCCCCACGCCTTGGTTACGTCCCAATGGGTCGTAATGCCCCACGCCCCATAGTAGATCTTAGTGGCGTCCACATAGCGGATCGGGATCCGGAAGCGTGAACAGAGCTGCGCCGAGAGCTGCGCCGAGAGATCGAGCATTCGCTGCGAAAATGGATCCTCCCACTGCGCCGAGCTCTGGCGAGAATAGCCGGCATGTTCAAGGCCGATTCCAACACGATTGGCACCCGGTGCGTGCCACGCGATCCGATCGGGAGGAACGCACGAGATCACCGTCCGATCGTCAATGCAGTAGTGGGCGCTAGCGCGCGGAGGTGGGCCCTTCTGCCCAGCGAACCAGCGAGAGCAACTTTCTGCCGTCGTGGAAGCCTCCGGCGCTTCCATGACGTGGATCACGATCAGCCGCTTTTCTTGCGGACCGACCCAACGCGTCCAGTTCGCCGCCTCGATGTACGGCAGTGATCGGTGATCCTCTAGCGGCTCGATGACGACGCTGATCGGGGGCGCATCGATCATGGCGATCGTCTTAGGTCCGACGATCCCATCTGGATCGAGTCCTCGCTCGGCTTGCCACGCGATCGTGAAGTTGTGCGTCTGCCCGCCGAACACCCCATCGACGAGGACCGGATACTCATCGCCTTCGAGCACCTCTTGCCAGCTGTAGACATCGTCGCCCGTGTCACCCTTGTGCAAGCGTGCTCGCCACTTGGTGTGATGGAGCTTCATGGCTCCTAAGGGTGCCAACCACTGGCGCGGATAGCAAAGGGAGAACCGGGAGCGCCGCCCCTAGGAACCAACGTCCACCATCCGTCGAGAGCACACCCTAACCAGGCGCGGAAAAGATGAGCTAACGAGCAGAACTGGAATCAATTCCGAGAGCAATGCCTCCCGGACTCCCTTCAAGCGTTCAAGGTACCGAGCGCGGTCCTGGCTCTCAAGCGATCGGCCGATCGGTGGTGCGCTTTGCGATCCATGGATCGCTTTTAGGTCCCGATCTCGAAGGGACCGTCGGGCAGTATATCGCCGGGAACAAAGTTGCTTCCGGTCGCATCGTTGCCGTCGCTACCGTGGTCGGTGATCGTTGTGAGCGAGTCGGTGTTGTCGAGCTTGAGCCATTTGTCGGGGGCGGGGGCCGTGGCTAGGTTGTTCAAATCAGGCGGAGCGCCGTTGTTGTAAACCTCGCCAACGTGCGTCGCGGTCAGCTCGCTTGTCCACATTGCCGCGTGGGCAAAGCGAGCCGTCGCTCTATTCGCTAGATCGCTGTAACCAGGGCGCCCGATGTACCAAGGCTCGCTTCCGATCAGGCTTGCTGGAGAGTCGTCAACGAGGACGCCGGTCGTTTTCTGGACGGCGTTGCGAAAGAAGCTGAAGTTTGCCGCCGTCGACCCGCTCGCCTTCGTGACTACGATATTGATCCATTCGTCGACGCCGACGATCGGGCGGCAATCGGCATGTGCGATCTGTTTGTCGCCGCTTCTTTCGATCCAAACTGCACATTGTTCTGTAGGCGAAAGAGGGATCCCCGTGAAGCTCGCCGGAGTGGCAAGCTCTAGCGTGATGCCGAGGAAAGAACCGCTCATTTTCGAGAACGAGAGCGAACCGACGTCATCGAGGTTCTTGACCCAGATCGACCACGTGAAAGCATCACCATGATCGAAGTCGAGCACGTCACCCAAATTGATGGCTTGCGAGTTCGCGAAGCGGAAGCTGTAGCCTCGGGGTGGTCGCACACACCGGCCTTCGAATACGCCGAAGCTCATGACGGGATCGGCTTTCGTGAATACCCTATGTAGCGGGCGAAGCTGACGGTGTTTGCGGACTGGTTGTCGATCTCGACGGTCACATCGTTGCCGGAGACATCGACGGTGACCGAGTAATTGCCCCCGATCGGCTCCTCCACTGGCGCCTGCGCTGGCTGGTAGTGGATGACCGCCCCGCCACCGTCGCGATACGCCTCCACCTGCTGGCGGTAGGTGTAATACTCGACGGCCGTGGGGTCCTTGATCGTGACCTCCACCGTGATGGTGTACCAGTAGCCGTCTTCCAGTGTGAGAGCGACACTGTCCTGGGTGGAGGTCGCCATGTCGTCCCGATCGAAAGCGGTCGGGAGCACCAGCAACTCATAGCCATCACCCAGCTGGTAGGTGCTCTGCCCAGCCACATCGGCTAGGTCACTCAGCGCGCCAGCCCAGCCGTCAACTTCAAACTGGGCGACTTCGGTGCACACGATCTTGCGCGTGCTCAGCCCCGTGGGGATGTAAATTCCGCGTTCGTGAATGAGCGTCGGATCGGCAACCGCGGTGCCGTTCGGAAGCTGACGGACGCCGCCATTGACCACGCACCGCAGGATCCAGGAGTGAACTCCGCTCGATGGCAGTGTGATCTGGACGGTTCCGTCGACCGTGGCGGGCGAAACCGTCTGCCCGTTCGTCGCGCCCACGATCGTCAGCTCCGGCGCGCCCTTGCTCGCCCGTGGCGGGTTGGCCGCAATGCCCAGATCAGGATCGAAGCCATCAGCATCGAACACCTGGAAGGCAACCGAGTTGACGCCCACCGGAGGCGAAGCGCGCAGCCCGATCGTCAGGACTTCGCTATTGGTGGCTGAATAGCCACGGTCGCCGCCGTCGGCGTTGATGTCGAATAGTGGGCTGGGCACGCGATCCTCCGCTGGTGAAAAACCCGCGCCCGGCTTTCGCGGTTCAGCCTACCATCAGGCGCGCGTTCGGTCGCCGGCAATGTCCAACGTCAGCGAGCCAAACCATTGGTTGTGAAATTGCTCGGCGAGGCGCACGAGGTGCGAGCCCCCTTCACGGGGCAGGAACGTAAGCCCGGACGGCTGAAAGCGCCGGAACACGGTGCGAGTCACCTGCTCGCCGCTCGGCCCGGTTACTGTGAATTCCAGCGGCAAGACCACGCCCTCGGGCAACGTGGCGGAGTAGTCGACCGAGATCAGCACTGGCGTGAAGGTCTGCAGCAACTGATCGCTATCGGTCAGAGTGACGCGGATCCGATCCTCGCCATAGTAGCTCGGCGAGATCTCATCGAGGAAGCTCATGGGTCCACCACATCCAGGTGCATGAAGACTCGGCCATGGTTGGGGCGCGCGAGCACGATCGTGTAATGACCGGCAGCTGTAGGCGTGAAGGTTTGCACGCTGGACTGACCAGCGGCGCCCGTGAACACCGGGATCGTCGTGAAAGGCCACTCCACCGGCGTCGCAGTGAACAGCTCTCCGCCTAGGTTCGAGTCCACCTCACCCGCTACGCCATCGACTGATGCCGTCACAGTGATGGGCGTGCCCGTCGTGCCCACGCGGCGACGGTGAGGCAGGTTCGCCGCGGTGTTGGTGCGATCCGGCTTACTCGCGGTGGCCGGATCACTCCAGACGGCGGAGGTCACTCCCGAGGTGAATGCAACGGTAAAGTCAGCCATGGCGGCGCCGGCCCCTTCAGTCCTGTGCTACGTCCGGATCTTCCTCGTCGCGTTGCACGGTCAACGCCCCGAAGGCCTCCCGAGTGGCGCGGAGATCGTCGATCTTTTCCTGGCACTTCACCCGCTCCGCTTCCAGTGCCGCCACATGCTTGCTCAGCTTCGCGATTTGGCGATCGAGGGTTTGGATGTCCAGCAGCTGCACCGAGGTCCCGAGCGTCACCACCGCGTGCCGGCTACCAATGCGCCGCAGCTTCGGGGGGATGTGATCGCCGACGCGGGCAAGCTTCTTCTTCGTGGCCATGGTCTACAGAACCTCCTGTGTTTGACGCATCCGATTGCGCCGATAGGTCACCGACACCGAGAGAACGTCCAGCTGATCGTCGAACGAATCCGTTCCCGACTCGCCAATGATGCGGATCTTGATCCGATGACCGCTGACGATGGTGTGTGAGAGCGAGCCGACCGTGATGTCGTGCGCCGCATCATAGGCGGCTTGGCTTGCTGGCGCGTCCGTCGTGGATCCGAGCGCGCTGGAGGTGCCCGTGCTCTGGGTGATGTCGTCCACGAACACCTGCGGCGGAAACTCTGGGATGTCGGAGTGGGTGCCACCAGCAACTCTCACGGTTACGCTCTCCAGCACATCGCCAGGGCTCAGGCGAATCGGCATTGAGAGCTGCTTCGCTATGCTGGTGTCGGAGTTGACCCAGCGGAGGCCAGACATCACCCAACCAACCGTTGCCGAGCTGCCCGCCTGCGTTGCGACGCCGTCCTCGAGTGGCACGTATCCGGTGCGAACGCTCGGCACATCGATCTGAATGGTTTCCTGCTCGCCGATCAGGAAGGTGGCGGTCGATTTTACGTCCAGCGTTGCCGTCGAGAGTAGGCTGGTGGTCGTTCCGGCCCCGAGTTGCAAAGCACCTGTGGCGCCTTGTTCGAGCAGAAAGGTGGCGCCGTTCTCGATCGTCAGATCACTGCCGAGTTCGAAAAGCACGGCTCCGCCATCTTCGACGGTTACCAATCCACCGCTTCCGACGGCGGCATCCCCGTCGATCGTCAGCAGGCCGCCTGCCTCCACCAGCAACTCTGCAGTGGACTCGATGACGAGGTTTGCGGTGCCGAGCACGGTCAGCTCGCCGCCGGCAACGATGTCGATATCATCGCTGTCCAGGCGGACATCGTCGCCCGTGAAGATGAGCGGAGCGCTCAGGCTGTAGGTGCCGCCTGCAGCACCATCAACGGCCTTGAGTAGCTCGGTTTGCAGATGGGTGACCTGGGTTGAGGTCAGGAGATCCTGCAGCGCCCAGCCGCCGCTTTTCGCTGCTGTCAGTGTCATCGTTCGATCCTCATGATCCGAAGCTCGTTAGGTCCAGCAGGTCGACGTCCAGCACGAAGCCGACGCTGGTGGTGGTGCCGAAGCGTTCCCAGGCTGGGAGCATATCACCGAGCAGCTTGTTCGCGGCGATCAACGCTTTCTTGTCCGCTGTGCTCGGCGCCACGCCCGCGCCAATGTCCAGCAGGACGAACCAAATGTAATCTTGGGCGTAGTTGGGCAGACGGCTCGACTTGCGCCCGCCTCCGAACGGCTCGCTCGCTGTGTAGTCCTCGAATGCTCGACCGGGATGGGTGGTGTCGGTCTTGGCTCGGTTGATGGTCAGTACCGCGAAACGCGGATCGATGCGCTGGAGCTCCGCCTCCACGTTGGGCACGGTGGCCTCGGGGTTGCGCCGATAGCGCCGGGCAATCGTGGCTCGGCGCTCCTCGGTACTGTCGGCGGGGCTGCTCGTGGTCAGAAACAGCCGCTCATAGTAATTGAGCAGGTCGGTCGCCAGCGACGGGAACACCTGCAGCACCGCGCGCTCGCCGAACGTGCTCGCTGCGCCGATGCCGACGGCTTTCGCTTGGCGCCACAAGCCGTCGACGGTGTTGTCTTCATTGTCGGCGGCGCCCCCTTTGCCCGCGTTCGCGCGCAACGCGAGGTAGACGGTCTCGATGGCCGTCTCGCCGCCACCGAACTCGATGGGAAAGGGGTTATGCCAGCCGAACCCGCCCATGCATCAGCCGATCCAGATGGCGACGTCGTTGCCGTCTTCCAGCGCGTCCGATGCATCGAACACGCAAACCTTCACGCCGTTGGCGGTGCCGGACAGCGGCGTCACCATGACCGACTTGCGTACCGCAAGGCTGGGCGTCACCACGACGCCAAAGCCCCACGAGAAGCTGAGCGCCACCGAGTTGCCGTCCTTGTCCGTCACCGGCGTGGTGTATTCCACATCGTAGTTCCCCGTGGCCTGTTTGGTCAGGCTCGGATCGTTGAAGGGTGAAGCAGTCAAGCCGGAGGGGTTCCACGCTTCGGCGCGCGAGATGACCGCGGGCGAGGTGTCGGCACTGAAGCTCAGAAACGCCAGCGGCGTCACGACGCCCAAGCCGGCGAGCTGAAACTTCATGAGATTGAACCGCGCCGCCGAAAGTGCTCTCGACGGGTCGCGAACCGGGTACACGTCCACCGCATCGGGGCCGAGAGCGGCAAGGTCTGGACGGTTCGGGAAGCTAGTCATGCGGGGGGCGCCTTTCAGAAGGGATACACAGCAAACTTACCCGCCACGAGCAGGCTCGGGCCATCGACGGGATCGGTGGGTAGAGTCGGCTCGGAAGTGCTGACGCTCGCCAGCGTGACATCGGTCAGAGCGGAGCCGAGAGCATCGGAAAGGAAGCTCGTGACCCCTTGCCCCGCCCGCGAGGGGTATTCCTCCGACGGCACCGGATTGCGGAACGCGCGCGAGCCGAGTTCGCTGCTGTCAAGATCCACCACTTCACCCGGGCCAAGCGAATCGAAGTAAGCTGACACTGCCTCGTCCACGAGAGTACGGCGCGACATCTCGGGCGATACATAATCCCCGACGGTAAGGGTCTTGGATGGCGCGGTGCCGAGCAGCACGCGATAGATGCCGCCGCCAAGATCCTCCACTGAGGTCACGTCCAGCGCGACGAACTGGCTGACGGCGTCGTCCCATACCATCAGCGATACTCCAGCGAGCGGACCCGAAACGGCGCCAGGGAGCTGCCCAGCCGCTCCGGTGGTGATCCGGATGTCCTGCTGAGTGGTGACGGTCGTGATCTGGATCGCCGCGGTGCCGTTGATGGGAGGGAAGGGGGTGGCATCCGCCCAGCCAGCGGTGGATCCGAACGCTTGATCGAGCTGCAGCACCATGTTCGTGCTCTCGGCAACTGGAGGCACCACCACGACCAACACATGACCCGGGAACAGCGCCGAGCCCGGCGGCACGATGAAGCTGACCACCGCCTGCAGCGTCGAAAGCCCCGGGATGCGTGCATTGGGGCCAGTGCCGCTGCCTCGCTTGGCGGTGATGGCAACCAGGACGCTGCCAGCATTCAACGCGCAGGGGTAGACGAACGCATCCTCCACCGAGTTCGCGGCCGCCCGAGCGAACCCGCGGATGTGACTCCAGTTGCCGCTGGCTGGCTTGTGACGGATGCGAGCGGACAAGCGCGGGGCGAAGTCGGCATCTGTCTCGGCATCGATGCCGCCTTGCATGTCCGCCGTAACGGTCGCAGTGGGCGCGCTGCCCGTCGGGGGGTTAACCCATGTGATGACCGCATCCGCCGAAAGGTTCGTCGCGTCGCCACCGTCGAGCGCAACGATTGCCACAGTGGCCTCACCGTTGGCGTCCGCCGTTGCGCTGACCACCACCTGATAGCGATTCCCCGCGCTATCGGTGCCGACCGTGGCCAATGGATCGGGAAGCGATGTGGAGCCTTGCCACACGGTGCCCGCGTTGCCTGTTGCCGCGACGGTACCGCTCGCGCCGAAGGCGGGTAGGTACTCCTCGCCCCAGAAGCTCGCGTGATAGTTGCGAAGGAAGGCCGAGCCAGCTCGATCGATCCGCAGCTGCTGGGCCAGAAATTCATCGCGCTTCTGAGTGCCGAGCAGCGCAATATCGATGGCTTCCGCTTCGCGATAGAAGCGACTCCCTCTAGCCGTTGATCTTCGGATCGTGTCTTCAGTGAACGGCGCGCCTGTGTTCAGATCGTCGAGCAGGCGCAGACCCTCACGATGTTCGCGCAGGATGATCTCGCGAACCTCGCCGCGACGATAGACAACAAACTCGCGCTCGGCCGGCGTCGTCATGGTCGGCCCCCGCCGTTGCCCGGATCATCGGGCCGCCCTTGGCGCCAAATCGCGAGCGCTGCGTTCTCGTTGGCGGTTTCGGGCAAGAGCACGTTGCGCACCTGGTAGCGATCGGGTCCGTTCTGGCTGACTCCGTTTGAGAAACGGATGCGCTCGAATTCTGGCTCGGCGTCGTGCCTATCGTTGAACACGATCGCAATGTCGACGCGACCGAACACGCCGCCGCCGAGGTCTTCCATATGGCTTGGGTACCAGATGATCATACGGTCGGATCCTCGAAGCCGTAGAAGAAATCGCGCGTCCCTTCGGTTGGGATCGTTAGATCCATATAGATGTTGGCAAAGGCCATGCCCTTTCGCGCGACGCCTTGGAAACAAGCAATGTATGCGTCCGGGCTCGCCGATTGCAGCGTCGAGGGAATGGTGCCGCTGCCACCGGTGCTAGTTTCCTCGCCGCGGTCGACGAAGTACTTTAGCCGATTGCTTGCTGCCAAAAGCCCGTTGTAGACGACCTCGACGAAATGGTCGCCTGTATCGGGCAACGCTGGGAAGACGAGGGTTCCGAAAGTGACCATGCTTTCCGCGAGCGTGAAAACATACTCGTTCGTTGTGTTGCGCGCGAACTGCCAAAGCTCGTCGGAAGAGTCCCACTGCGACCAAAAGTTGCGATTTTGTGTGGTGCCGTCTTGCATCCACGCCGCCCAATAGAACGACGTGGTCGGCGTCATCTTCGCAACGCTGGGAGCCTGCAAGAAGTCTTGTGTGCCGTCGAAGCTTATCCGTGCAGGCGGACCTGCAATGTATGTTGGCTGCGAAGAGCCAACCGCTTGTGTGAATGTGACCGAGCTTGATCCGGCTTGGTCTTCCATGGAGGCGACCGTCGAAGCGAAAGCATGCCCGCGGCTCGCTGACAGCCACATTCCATTTGTCGTTAACAGATCGGCGGGAGTGGCGATCGCGCCGCCGCCCGACTCGTAAATGCGGCGGCGCTTTGCCTCTACAATGCCCCTATGCTTCGGCAGATACAGCATTCGTGGTTAGCCGTTGCGCTCGAAGCCGTCGATCTCGACGGTCAGCCGCCCCGTGCCACCAGCGCCCATCAAGATCTCGTTTGAAACGAGGATTCCTTCCTCGTTCTCCAGCACGCAAATCGGATGGTCCGGATCCTCGCGCTGCTCATCGATGAATCCTTTGTAAAGCAGCGATGAGTCCGCAAGCTCGCTAAATGAACCCTGCAGCAGCTGAGCACCGATCGTTTGGGTGCCGGCGGTGAGCGCGCCCGTCGTCCCGATGCGAGCGGACAAGCCACTGGCCGCGAACTCGGGCGAGCGAGCGAGCGCAGTGATGGCAGTGCCGCCCGTGTGCGCTGCGCTGTAGCTCGTCAGCTTGAACGCGGCGAGCGCCATCTCCTGAGCCGCAGTGAAGCCCGCGATCGTCTGCCAGTAGACCCGGAGCCGAGTCACCGCGAACACCTTAGACGCGCTCGCGAAACGCGCCGCAAACACATGCCCAGCGCTCGCGGTGCGAGCGGCTACCGTCGTCAGGAGCCCGCTTACACCCACGATCGAATAGAACGCGTCCCGGGCGATGCGATTCGGATCTCGAACGTAGCTGGGCGTCACCGCCATTTAGCGCTCCCAGCCGTCGATTTCGACCGCCAACACGCCCACGCCCGAGGCGCCCATCAGGACTTCGTTCCGAACGAGCAGCCCTTCCTCTTCTTCGAGGATCAGCGGATGATCGTCGCGTGGCTCATACACACCTTCGAAGGCTGGCGTGGTGCCGAAGCCGCCCGCCCGAAGCAGTGGTTGGCCGGCGATCGTGTGAGTGCCGGCGGTGAGCGCGCCCGTCGTCCCGATGCGACCAGCGGCGACGCTTGCATCGGCCTCGCTGGTGATGCGCTTCGCTGGAGTGATGGCAGTGCCGCCCGTGTGCGCTGCGCTGTAGCCCGTCATCTTGAACAGGGCGACCACCATGGCCTGGGCTGCACCGAAGGCGACGGTGGGGTGGAAGGCCAATCGAACGCGACTGATGAACACCTTCTTGGTGCTGCTCGGGTTGCGAAGCACGTACAGATGGCCCGCGGTAGCGCTGCCAGCGGCGACCGTGGTGATCAGCCCGCTCGCGCCCCCGTAGTTGAAGAAAGGACGGTTGTAATTGTGTTTGGGGTCGATCAGGTTCGACGGTTCGACGGCCATTGCATACCTCTCCTGCTGGGTGACAAAGAGGCGCGCCTACCTCCGCGATCGCGTCCCACTATGACAGCCGCCCGGATGGCACTACAAAGGGCCGAGCCGGATCCGGTGCTTTTTAAGATCCATGGATCGGGTTTCGTGCCGGGTATTTGCTGCTGCTCGGCGCTAGGCTGATCGCTGTGAGTTGCGCGCTGCCATCACCGCCTACGCTCGGCTTCACGCTGCCATCGCCAGTCGTGCCCGCGCTGCCCGATCTGCCTGCGCTGCCCGCTGCGCCCGCTCTGCCTGCGCTGCCATCACCGCCTACGCTCGGCTTCACGCTGCCATCACCAGTCGTGCCTGCGCTGCCCGATCTGCCTGCGCTGCCCGCTGCGTTCTGTCCGCTCGCTTGATCAAACAGGCGAGACGAACAAGCTCGGGCAAGGCGGCGAAGAAGCGCCAGGCAGCAGCGCCACGCCAGCATCCGCTTCGGCGCCCACGTATACGTTGCCCTTCAGCGTGATCTTCTGAGCGTTCACCACGAACTCGCCCGCGCTCATGCGCCCGAAGGTGCTGCCATCGCATGACCACACGATGCCGGGATCGCCGCCGCCCGCGTCCTCGGTGAGGCTGAAGAAGACGCCGTCGCCATGGATCAGCGAGATCGAGCTATTGCCATCGGTTGGATCGATGCTGATGGCGTGGGCTTTGGTCGGTGCCCCGTCGCCGTCGAACTCATAAGGGACGTAGATCGTGGTCACGTTGCCCTTCTTGCTGCCCGTGTTGGCGGAGGTCATCGTGTGGGCGACGAACGCCCCACCGTAGCCACCAAACATCAGCTGACCCTTCGCTGGTGCTGACGTGCCGCCAGCGTTGATGGCGCGGTGGATCCTCAGATCTCGAAAGGCGAACGGCGTCAGTCCGTCCTCGGTGCGAGCCGCCAGTGCCTCCGCGAACAAGTCGCCTTCTGGTTCAAGTGGGCGGCCTACGATGCCGAGCGCGCTGTAAGTGTCTTGCTCGTGCGCCTGCTCGCCTTGTTCGTTGTCTTCCTCAGCGCCAGTTATTGCGCCGTTCGCATCAACGGCAAAACCAGCGATGCCGGCAACGTTGAAAAGGGTCGCCTTGTTCGTGCCCGCCACGCTGGAGGCGACCACTCGAACGAACTCGATCACTTGATTGAGAGCTGACACCAGCCGTCACAATACCGCGTTGAGCGCTCGACGCACCAGAGCCCAGACGGAAGCCGAGCGGCGAGGGAAGTCCTCTACTCTCGCGCGCCGCTGAACGGTGCTCGGCCTGCCTCGGCGCATGAGTTCCACCACGTAGTTACCGCGGGGCGCGTCCCCCGATCCGTCGCTTGCGGTGCCGTCGTTTGTGATCGCCATGCGCCCGATCTCGGTGCTCTTGCCGGTACGACTGGAGTGCAGCTCGATCCGGACGATGAGCATAATTGCCCCACGATACGACCAAGATGGACAGGCCGATCAGTTTTTTTTGTTCAGCCTGAGCACCGATCCATGTATTTGATCCAGGTTCAGGGCCAAGAGGGGAAACCAAGACCAAACCAACAACCAAGACCAACCACGGAAGGGGGCCAGCGATGGCGTCCAGACAAAATACTAACGCCTCAGGTGGCAGCCCGAGGCGTCAGGTATCCGTGCGAGGAGCTACAGATACGTCGTCAATTCGAGACGGACAATATGCTGCAGCTCGTCGCGCAGGCAAGAAAAACAACACACAAAGACAGTCCATGGGCCGGCTGCCACTCGCCCAGTTCAATCGGCGCGTCAAACGGGCGCTTGCGGCGGCTAGAGCCGTTTTGCGTGATGCCTGGGGAAGTGTACGCGAGCAGTCGAACCACGTCCTGAGAGCGCTGCTTCGCCTGCTTTTCCGCCATGGTGGGTTCGTTCTCGGTCAGCGGGTCGCTTACTCGGTGGAGCGTTTGGCCGAGGCGCTGGAGTGTAGCGAGCGGACCGTCTATCGGCACTTGGAGGTGTTGCGCGGCGAGCTGGCGGGGCTGATCCGGGTGGTGAAGATCGAAGCCGGAGAGCTGGCGCATGACGGCTGGCTCGCGCGGAAAAGTCATCTTGAGTATGAGCTTCAGCCGGAAGCGCTCGCTCGCCTGACCCCTGACAACCCGTCACTGGGCAAGAGAGCAGCGGACAAGCGCACCCCTGACAACCGATCAGCCGATCCATGTTTAGGCACTTCCACTCCTGCAACCCATCAACAAATCTTGGGCCTAAGCCAGGCGACTGCTCCTAATTTTGAGCATTCGACTGCCAGGAGGAAGGACAAACCGCGCGCCGCGACATACAACCCAACCGAGCCACCACCGCCACCCGAGCGGGTAGCAGAAGCGGAGGCCGCTATTCGCCAGCACCGAACGCTGGCAGAAGGCAAAGCGGCGGTCGAACACATCGCCCCCGAGGAACTCAGCGTCGCATTGGCCGCGCTGGACAGCTGCACCGAGCCGAGCCGAGCCGAGCGCCTGGCTTGCCTAGCGGAGGTCAGCAAGCTGGCGCTGCGCGACTCCAAACGCAACGGCCACGGCGTTGCCACGCTGCGCTATGCCTGGGGCGAGAACGGCGAGTGGGTTCGCGAGCGGCTAGCTCGGTTGCGCGAGGCGGAGCGCGAGGCGGAGCGCGAGGCGGAAGCTCGACAGTGCAACGCCCTGTTTGATCGGATCGAGCGCAACGCGCCGCGCCAGCCGCCAGTGCCCCGAGCCGTCCGCCGAGCAATCCGAAGGCCTTCCGTTTCGCCGAGCAACCAAGCGCGCCCCACCATCGAGGAACTGACGGCGGGGCTTGCCATCGTGGAGGCAAGTTTGCGGTAGCGTAGGCGGTTGGGTTGGCGGTATACAGTCCGCGCGGGCGGGGTCCGGGGGTCGAAAGCGTCCCCCCCCGTTTCCCTCCGGGCCTTCCCCGCGACCTACTACAGCACCCAAGTGCCTTGGCGCACGAGCGAGAGTGTTGTGGAGTCCGCATCGGATGCCGTGCGATTCATGGTGACCGCCTCCACGTAGTAAGCGCCGAGCGCGCCGCCCAGTTGCTCGATGATCACATCCACCACCGTGTCGGGCGACCATGGCAGCAATTCGCTACCCTCGCGGTAGCTCAGGCCGTCCACGCTGACCGTGATCCGTTCGAGGCCGCGCGAGCGCAGCGAGAACTCGCGACGGGCGCGCCGCTCGGCAAGTTGTTTGGTTCGCACCGCCTCGTCAACGATGACAGCAGCTCGTCGGAAGCCGCGGGCGATCAGATCGGCGTTGAATTGAGTGGAGCTAACGCGCGCCCGGCTGAAGTCTCGGCCGCCGCCGATGCCGAACACCCCGAGCACAGTGGGCGCGTCGCTGACGTTCTGCTCGCGGCTGGCGCTGCGAACATTGTTGTACTGCCCGTTGGGCGCTCGGAAGCTGCGCAGCGTGGCGATAGGCTCCTGCGTATCGTCAGGGGCGGCGACCACGATGCGACCGTCCGCGCCATCCCAATGCAGCAAGCCATGGCGCCTTAGATGCCGATCCACTGCGCTATAGACGGTTTCGGGCGGGTTGACTTTCGCCTGATCTTCTTTGAGCGGTTCGAGGTTCGGCGCTGTGCGCTGGCCGCGACTGGTGCGCCCCGTCATCAGATCGCGAGAGACATCCGCCTGGAAGTCGAAATCGACTTCCTCGAGCCCGATGGCTTCATAGCAACCGAGCACGAAATCCTTGATGCTGCTGCGCTTCAGCTGAAGACCCTGCGGCGCCGATGCTGCCACTGCGTCGGTCATGCGGGTTCGCACCACGAATTGCTGTGTGGAACTCTGCCCCGAGTCCAGCGAGCTATTGCGTGCCTCCACGCGTCCGACGATGCGCGAACGGTCGTTGACGGTAACGTAGAAGCTAGAGCCGAGTTCGCAGGCCGCCTCAATGCGATTATACCCGGTATCATCGCCGAGCTCTAAGCTTGCTTCCGCCGGTCCCGTGATCGAGTGGCTGAGCGAGAAGCTGGTCCATTCGGAGAAATTGAAGTCGAAATCGCCCGCGTTCGATGGGGTGCCGAGCGCGTAAGCTCGAACGCTATCGATCAGCGACCCGCTCACCGCGATGCCTTGGCTCTCTTCTTCGCCGCCCGCTTCGCCGCCCGCTTGCTGCGCTTGGCCTTGCGCTTCGGCGCCTTCGGCTCATCGCCAAACAAGAGGCATCGGACGTCCAGGTCGAGCGCATCGGCGATAGCCGCCGCTTCTGCCAAGTTGAGTGCCACGGGGGGCTCGCCCAGCTCGCTCGCCTCCAGCTCTCGCACAAAAGCTGGCTCCAGCACGCCCTCACGATCGCGCTCGCATAGTTGGTCAGCAGACAGCCCCAGTTCCAGCCGCCGAGAGCGACACCGCACACCCATGCCGCCATAGAGAAAATATGCCCGGTTGGCGGGCGACTGTGGTTCATCGATCTGAGTTGCCATTGCTTCACCGCGGGGTGGTTTCGAATATTCGCACCACCTCACCACGGGTCAACAGAAACGGATCGCCGACGCGGGACGCGTTCAGATCCAGCAGCTCCTCGGCGTCCTGATCGAAGCGAGCGGCGATCTCGAAGAGACTGGTCCGCTCGACGTCCACCACGAAGGCACGCACCCGGGGGCGGCTGCGGACCCGCTCATCTTCAGCCGCCGCTTCACGATCGAGCAGCTGCTGGAATTGTCGCGCCGTTTCGCTGCCACGCGGATCGGCAAATAGACCCTCGTCGCCCGCTTCCTTCCGCGCGGTTCTCACCACGCCTTGGATGATCCGGCGATGGGCTCGCGCCTGGGCGGCCACATCTGCCGAAGCCGCCCCGGGCGCTCTCATGAGCGTTTCGATCTCGCTTGCTGCCGTGCGCAGGCTGGCGATGCCATCGGACCACACTCCACTCTTCTGAGCACTGAAAGTGGTTTGCTCGGCGAGCTTCCGAACGGTCGCGGTTACGGAAGGGGGTTCGAGGATGGAGCGATCCAGCGCGTCCTCGTTGTCCTGCAGAAACACCACATCCAAGATAGCGGCGTCATCTTCCTCCGGCATCTCGCGGCGGGTGTAGTCCACCACTCGGGCGCGGATCTCGCCCACCGTTGGGCACACCAGCGTTCCCGTCTCGTGGACGTCGAAGCTATCGATCATCCGCCGCAGCATGAAAGGGTAGAGTGGCTGGGGATTGTCCTCGATGCCGGGCTCTTCGATGGTGTTGGCGAAGATCATGGCCACTTGCCACTGGCGCGCTTTGCTGCCCGTGTCGTCCAGCTTGGCGCCGTTGCGACCGGGGCGCTCGTGAGTGACGATGCGGTTGCCACCCTGCTCTGTCACGCTGAGCACCGGAAACACGATCGGATCGAGCGAGCCTACGCGCCAGCGACCCGGCGGGTATTGAGCGAATACAATGCCCATTCAGTAGCCTCCCAGCGCTTGGCTCGGTCCCATTGCCATTGGCCCGCGCGTGCCTGGACCGGGATCCGCGTTGCCAGCCGCTCCCCTTGATCCAGGGTTGGCAAACGCAACGCGCAACGTGGTGCCGCCCATGGCGGACCTCACCGCCTGAGCGATGGCGCGCGCTGACTGATCGTCCAGGTTTACCTGCTGTTTTTTACCAGGGCGCGTTACAGGTTGCTCAGTTGGTTGTGGAGCGGTGGGCGTCGGGGTTGCTGGTGTGCCGGCTGCCTGCGCCTTCTCCAGCTTGTCAATATGGGCTTTCTTCCACTTCAGATCCTCCCGCGCCTTGGCGAGTTCCGTCTCCTCCATGCGGCGCTGATCGTCGCTCAGAAAAAGGCTGTTGCTGAAGCTTCCCAGTTCCTTTTCCTTGGCCGCGATGGCCTTCTCGGCGAAGCGAGCTTCGGCCCGTTCCTTGCTCAGCGACTTGCTCCTCCCAGCGAGCTTTGCGCGCGCCACCGAAATGCCACCAGTACTCTTCGCGTTCTCGTCCGCGTCCTTGCTGATTTTCTCGGCCGCCAGAGCGCCAGCAATTGCGACGGCTGCCAGAGCGCCGGCACCCTTGATCAGATTTCCGACCTTCATCCCGCCCACCACATGAGCCTGCGCGATGGTAGCAGCGGCGCCGGTCGCACCCGTCGCGTGCCCCGAGACAATACTGGCCATCATACTGGTGAGGAAGCCTTTCGCTGCCACGCCACCGAGCCCCAGCGTGCCCGCTAGGACGGGGTTTTTCGCAGCGAAGGAAACAAAGTTCCCGAACAGCTTCGCGATCTCGGGCAGCGCAGCCGATAGATCTTCCATCGCTGTGAGTATTTCGGGAGAAGCGAAGGCCTGGTTCAAGTTTTCGAGCGCCACCCGAAGCCGCGCTTGCGGCTCGGTCGCCTTCTTCGCTGCTTCCTCCTGCAAAGCCGCTGCGTTGAGAGATGTCTTGCCGAACTGAGCAATCGATTCGTCCAGCGAGCGCAGCGCTTGCTCGGTCGCTTCTTTGCCCCGCAAGCCGCCGGCCTTGGCTCGCTGCAGCGCTTCCTCGAAGGGCTCGGTGAACAGAATGCGGAGCGCGTCCTTTTCTTCGGGGCCGATGAAAGCAGTCTGAAGCGCCTCCATTCCCTTCTTGCCGCGCGAGAGCATTACGCGCATCCGGGCTAGGAAGTCCTTTTCGTTGAGCAGCTTGCTAGCATCGATGCCGGCGATCTTGGCCATCGTCTTGAGCGTATTGGGGCTCCCGAGCTTCACGAGCATGTTTTGAATGCCGGACACTTGGCGACCCAAACCACCCATCTGAGCATCCGTGGCGTTCATGGCGCCCGAAAGGAACTCCAGCGCCCGCTTGCCCTCTAGCCCCGCCGTGATCAGTTTCGCCCCAACCACATCGATGACTTGGGCGAACGCTTCAAAATTGGGTCCACCTTGCTGCGCTTGCTCGTACACCTGCGCCAGCGCTTCCTTGGCTTCGGCGGCACTCAGCCCAAACTTACGCTGCATTTGTTGTGCGATGGTCGCTACCGTCTTGACCTCTTCGTTGGTCGCGGTGGCAGCCATGCCGATGGCCTCCATCATTTCTTTGGTGAACTTCAGATCCTTGGTAGCGCCAAACACTTCCTCGAACGCGGTGGCCATCTCCTCGCTCGTGCGAGTGGTCTTGGATGCTGAGCGCTCAACGATTTGCTGGATGTCTGCCGACTTGGTCATCGCCCCGGTGGCCGTCTGCACCCGGAAGGCGAGCGTCGAATAAGTCGAGTTGAGTTGCACCGCGTTTTTCAACGCAGCGCCAGCGCTGAACGCACCGCCGAGCGTGGCGATGGCCGTCACCCCTCGCTTCGCAGCGCTTGCTAGGCCGCCTAGTTCCTTCTTGGCTCCCGCAAGGCCCGCCTTGAGATGCTTGGCAGCATTCTTTCCCGTCACGCCCATGCGGCGCAACGAATCGCCGGCTCGCTTCATCCCAGCAAGGAATTGCGAGTTGTTCAGTGTGAGCTTAACGCTTGCTTCGCGCTGCGCCATCGGCTCGCCTCCGTCCGGTCAGGATGTTTCGGAGTTCGTCGGGGGTGACGAGTCCAGTGGCGAGGTCGGCGATGGCTGAACCCACGAGGGCGCGTTCGGAGAGCGCAAGGCTTCCTCGGCCATGAGCACTATACAACTGTACTGCGCGGGCCCAACCATACCGACTAAAGGGGCGGGGGTTTTCTCCCCCGCGATGCGAACAATGGTCTGCCAGAGTTGCTCGCCATCGAGTTCGCCGAACCGCGGATCGAGCATCTCCACCCAGGCATCGTAACGTCCCCACACCTCCGACAGTGTTTGCCAGTCGTAAGTGTCCAACAGCGCCTTGGCGTCTATGACGTGCTGATCGAACGTGCCGGGGTCGCGAATCGCGAAGGCGAGGATCGAATAATTCTCCAGATCGTCCAGGTAGTCTTTGTCTCGATCCAGGTCGAGCTTCAGTTCGGCGGCAAGTGCTCTCGCCTGGATCCGCGCTCGAAACCGCTGCTGGTTGGTCACGTTGCGCAGCCGGACGTCCACCTCTTTCAAGTCGCCGTTTTTCGTGCGGCGTTTGAGCGTTGCTGGCAGGTGCAGCACCTCGTTGTGCTCTTCGACACCAAGAGCCTGCCAGTTGTCCAGCGCGATCCGCACCGCGCGATCTTCGGCAGGCTCCTCAGCGTCACTCATGACTTTGCAAGTTCCGCCTTACAGGCGGACTTCCTCCATGTGTCCGATGAACGTTGCCGACCCCTTGGTGGCGTCGTCCAGTGGCGCGTCCAGATCGCAGCCTTGATATGCGCCGTTCACGGTCCAGGCGACATTTGGACCCTTCGCGCGCAGCTGGCGGACGGTGCCCGTTTTCACGTCCCGCCAATAGTTGCGCTCGGGGCCGTCCTCGTCGATCGCGAAGTCGAACGAGATCGAGCATTCTTCGGTGCCGAGCGTGATGCCGGCTCCCTTGCGCCGCAGGGTGTGAACCTGCTTCGCATTGTTCGTCAGCGTGATCGTGAAGTTTGTTACCTGGACCAGGTCGCCGTTGCCCTGCGCCAGAAAAACCTTCGGGTAAATCAGTTGTTCGCCGTCTGCCATTGGATGTGCCTCTCGTTAAGTGCCTTCCGCCGTTCAGGCGACCTTGCTTGCGACCACGCCGAGCTTCGCGAGCGGCTTGACGATCGCGAGCGGTAGGAAAATGTTCACCTGGGTCGGGTCCACGTCATCGATGGCCACCACCAGCTCATCGTTCTCGATGGATGCATCCAGTGCGGGCTTCTGCACCACGCCCGAGCGAGTCCAGAACGTCAGCCGCGAGATCACGAACTCTTCAACGTCCCTTCGCTCCACCACTCCGGGGGGCAATGCATCAGCGCCCGGCGGGAGATCTTCCGAGATCGAAGCGTTGGCGAACTGCTGCGGAAGCACGGTTCGCATATCGCGAGCAACCGCATACATGCCGAGCGTGTCCGTCATGTCGAAAGCGCGGTAATCCTGGGTCGCGCCGTCCAGCGAGTGGGTCGTGATGGGCCGCACCACCACCACCTGGCTCGTCCCTTGTGCCACCTGCAGCGGAGTGACGCCGTTCTCCAGAAGGTCCTCGACCTCGGCCGCCGTGAGGCGCTCGGCTGAAACATCTCGTGGACCGTAGAGGTTATGCACGTTGCCGATCCGGTTGTAGTTCGGTCGCAGCGCAGCGAAGGCGAGCGCGTCGCCAGCTTCGGACGCCGCCAGTTCGCACGGCAGATCGTCGAAGGTCTGCCCAAATACGTATTCGCAGGCTTCGTTATTGCGGTCGATGGCGCCTGCCTTCACGTCCGCGATCGCGCCCGTGTGACCGATCCAAGCCACCTGGAGCAACGCATCAGCGCCGCTTTCGTAGGTATTGATGTGATCGGTCAAACGCTCGGCGTTGCTGCTGCTGGTGGCGGCCGCATCGGCGTTGCTGGTGCAGCCGATGATCGCCGCGTATTCGGTGGTTGAGATGGCGGTGAGCGCGGTCGTCCAATCGGGCTCGGTCGTGCCGGATGCAAGCGCGGTTGGGTTGGCTGCGATCGTGATGCCACCTCCGCCTTCGATGACCGAAGCGAAGATCCTTACATCATTGCCCCAAGGGCCAGCGACCTTCGCGGTGTAGTCGATGTCGCCGGTTCCACCATCGGCAACCGTGACGAACAGATCGTTTGCCTGTTGGTTGATGTAACTCACCGCGCGGGTCACGAAAGCGGTATTCGCTTCGCCGCTGAGCCATGGGACATCGATGGATCGACCGTGGATCCGAAAGCGGATCGTGCTGTTCTCGGTGGCGGTGCCGCTAAAGGTCTGGGTCTCCGAAGCCGCGGCGCCGCCGCTCGCTGTTGGGGCGAGCACGTCCAGCTTCCCCAAGCCATTGCGCTCGAAGAAGCGCTTCGCCGCGAGATGGCCTGGCGTGCCTGCGCCGAGCGCTGTGGCCACGTCATCGGCGCCGAAGCACTGGCGTACCTCGGTGTCTACTGTGATGTCGCCCGCGGAACTCTTGGGGGCGATGATCAATGCTCTCAGGGCTGCGGTGCCTGGGTTGGCTACTGCAGCGAGCAGATTGACGGTGAGGAAAAGTCCTGGAGTCTTGACGCTACTCGCTACCGCTTTCGGGATGGTCATCGCGCTTGTCCTGTCGTTTGACGGGAGGTGCGCCTACCTCCGATGGGTTGCTAGCTAGTGTAGTTGTGGCTCGGGCCTGTTTGGCCTTCAGCTGGGGGGCTTGGCTCGCTCGCCACTCGTCTCCGGTGCGAGCTCGCAGCGAGCCGTTCGCGATGGCTCGCTGATACTCACGACGATAACGCCGAAGCTCAGCGTAAGGGATGGCGACGATCTGTTCGGGGAAGTAGTTGATGCCGTTCGAGCCATCGAACCGCCGAGCGGCTCCGATGAGCACCCGCGAGGCGCCGAAGCGCGCCACTGGCTTGCCAGGCACCGAGCTGACGAACAGACCGAAGGGCTCCGAAGGATCCGCCATGGCCGACAAACTACGCCATGCCAGCATCGGCGTCCACAACGGGTTACGGATCGTCCGTCATGTCGACCTCCACGTCCACGACAGTGAGATCACCGGTTGGCTCGGGCGCCTCCCCGCCAGGTAACGCCTGCGCGATCGCGGAAGTGATCCATGTGTTGAAGGTTCGCGAGTCGATGGGCTGCAGGGTCTGATTGACGCGCAGGCTGAGGAAATAGATGTAGTGCTTCGCTCCTCGTGCCAACCGATCCCGGTTGACGATCTCGACCCCGGCGCCCACGCTGGAGAGCGCTTCGCCGTCATCGTTGCATTGGCGATCGGTCAACAGGCGCGTGGCCGCCTGCAGGATCAAAAGGCCTTCCTGACGCCGTTTGGTGTCCCCTTCCAGTCGCCCGCTGATGGCGTAGAGGCTGAAGGTCTCCCGCATGAAGCGCACCCGCCGAGCGCCACGGGTCGAGCCCTGGCGCAGGCCGGCCGTGGTGCCTTCGGCTGGCTCGGTGCTCTGCCACGCCAGCATCAGCGCGGGGAAGCGGGCGAGCAGGCTCGCGAAAATGTCCTTCGATGGGTTGGCGGCATCCAGATCCTCGAAGAAAGCGACCTCCTTCACCAGTTGCCCCGTGTCCGCGCCGTCCACCATGGCAGCGTCGAGCGTGGCGGTTGCGACGAACCCTTCGACTTCAGGCGAAAAGCGCAGGGTGGTGCCGTCCGCCAAGTTGTGGCGAGCGCCGCCCACGTTGCTCGTGATGGCGACCGATCCCGTCGCGCCGCCTGAGATAGTCCACGCTCCACCCGTACCGTTCGCGTTCACGGTGGCGGGGTTGCGAGTGACCTTGAACACGAGATCGCTGCGCTCCTGGCCGCCGATCACAGGCACCAGATACGTATTGGGCTGCAGCACCTTGTCCGCGCCAGCGTCGGCGGTGACGGTGACAGTGCCGGTCGAACGCACCCCGCACATAGGCGAGAGTTGCGCGAGGATGGCTCTGCCGAGCTTTTCGATTGTGTTCAGAGCAAGGGACTCGGTCATGCCACATGGCCCCGGCTAGGCGGCGCTTCGCTCGGCGATGTGATGCGGGCGACGAGCATCTCCGCCATATCGGCCACGTCCTGCTCGAACGCTTGCGTTTCGATGTCGAAGAAGTCGCGCAGCGGGATCTTTTTCCGCGGCTGATGACTGGCATGGTACTTCGCATAAGGCACATTGGTGAACACCTCGGCGAAGTCGACGCCATGATCGGGCGTGATGCTGCCCACCAGGTTGCCGGTGTCCTGCAGCAGCTGTGGGTTGCCGAGCCAGCGGCGCCCTCTAGGCTTGGGCAGTCCCCTGCGCTGCCACCAGAAGTCAGGCCAGGAGCCGAAGCCCTTGGTCTCGAATTGATCGAGCACGTATTGGTGGAGTGACTCGGCGGTGACCGCCAGCACTTCCTGGATGCTTAGCTGACCGCGCCGCGTCAGCAAGCCGAGCACATCGCCCATTTCGCGGAAATGGAGGTCGATTGTATCGGCCATCAAAAGCCACCCGGTCCGTTGCGATCGTTGGGGTTGTTTGGATCGCGATTGAAAATGAACGTGGGCGTGGCGGTGCTCTTTTCCCCGCGCAACGTGCTGTTGATGCCAGCTCCACCGCTCTCCAGTTCCAGGCGGCTGCGGATCTCGCCCCTGCTCATCGCCTTCAGCTCGGCTCGCGAGCGTTGCCCCAGGCCGTCGAACGGACCTTTGCCTTCATCGTCCAACCACTCTGTTTTGGCTTCGCCAGCGAGCTGCGCACAAATGCCAGCCCAGGCGCGGACGATCTGGGAGTCAGTCACCAGCAAGGCCAGCTGGGCGAGAGTGAAACCCTTGCCCAGCAGGATGCCGGTAACGACGTCGTTGGCGTCATTGATGATCGCTTCCAGCCGAGTCTCGTCGGTGCCCGCCACGAGGCCATCGCCATCGAAGTCGAACAGCTGCACCACGCGCTGGGGCGTGAAGCGGTCCTCGAGCTTGCTCCGATCACCAAACGCAATCGACGCCATGCGATCAGCCCAGCAGGTTCGCGCCCGGAGGCACGTGAGACGGGGTTACGCTCATCGCTGGCAGCGAACTCGGATGAACGGGCATTGGAAGGCCGAGATCGCGATGCGTGATCGGCCCGAACTTGATGCCGTCTGCCTCCGCCGCCTTCCGCACTGGCGCCGGTACTTTGTCGTACTGAGCGCCGCGGTAAACGTGGACGCGGCGACCTTGCACGAGCCCGATCCAGTTGGTCTGAGCCACGTTGCCGGCCTGTGTCAGGTGGACGTTTGGCTCGGGCTTGAAATCATACCGAGGCGCGCGCTTCTGCTGGCCTGGCAGCGAGGGACTTGCCGCCATGGGCTGGGGCTCGCTCTCCTCGTCGGTGCTGGCGTTCTCTGGGCGGACTTGGTTTTTCTTGTTTGCCATGGGGTCCTTTTCGGGGGTTGTGTGGAAAAGAGAAAGGCCGCGAAACCACCGCGTGGGAGCGAGCTTTCGCGGCCTTTGCTGGGGTGCAGTCAGTCGCACCCGCTTGGGATCACTTCATCTGATCACAAGGCGTCGGCGAATAGGCCATCTCACTGCCCACTTCAAAGCCGAGAGCACTAGCGATGGCGAGCAGGACAGCCACGATCGTCCGCACAATTGCCGGGCGCATTGGTTTGCTGGGTGGATTCACGGTTGTCATGGGGCTGTCCCTTTCGCTTGGGGGGAGGGGTTACTGAATGGTGTTGATCAGGATGCCGCCAACGTTGTTTGCGACCATCTTCACCTGCTCGGCATGGCCGGAGGCGAGGAAGGCGCCACCGTGCAAGCCACGGCGGTCCAGCTGGAACTCGCGACTGGTGAAGCCATTTCCACTCGGCCCACGCCTGCGGAAAGTCTTGCACGTCATGATGTCCTCGCCGGTGAGTGGTGTGCCAGCGGGGGTGCCCGTCGCGATCACATTGTCGGTCAGGATGTAGTCCAGAGCTCCAGTGCTGGGGTTCAGCACCTTGCCGGCGACCACGTGGAACGGCGGAAGCCCTGGGATCTGGAAGTCCATGTTGTTCGCTGCGGCCGTTGCTGCAGCAGCGCCAGCGCCCGGTGCTCCATCGCCCAGCATGGTGCGAAGGTGATCTCGCACCGCCTCGCTGCGAATGAAGTGATGGGCCACCGCTGGGTTCAGCCAGAGGTCGGTCACTGGCTGCGCTGATGCCTGGATCAGATCAAATATATCGCTGACGGGATCGCCATTGGCTTGCGAGTTCCACTCCACTCCGCTGGAGATGGTGAATTGGTTGCCTGACGCCCAGTTCGCAGCAGTGCTGAGCAGGCCGCCCGTGCCGAATACGCGAATCTCGCGATCGAGCGCCAGCGCCCATGCAATGCGCCGGCCCACCGCGGCCCGAACGTCATAGAGCCCATTTCCTTCGTTGGCGTTCTCCTCAGTTACCGCCGGAATGAAGCCGCCGAGCGCGCGTTCCTGCACCCGGTAGGTGTCCAGCGATGACTCGGGATCCACTTCGGCGATGTCTGCCTGGATCGAGCTGAGCACGTTGATTTGCTGGAAGGCATTGTTCAGACCGAACACTCGAAACTGGTCGGTGTCCTTGCCAACCAGCATGATCGGACACGCCTCGTCCGCTCGGTAACCCGGTGGTCTGTAGCCAGCCATCAGGGTGTCGACCTCTTCGGAGATCGTCACGTCAGACGGCGACAGAGCCAGGTTGATCACATCGCCAGCGCGCCCAAGTCCGGGTGCGTCGGCTACGAGGCGGACGGTCATCCCGTCATTTCCCCCCGAGCGTGGGGGGGCCGCGAGGGCAGCGCTTGTTACCATGGTATTCTTCCTTTCGGATCCCAAGCGGGGTGGCGCGCCTACCGAGCCCCAGAGTGTTTTCTAAAGTGGGTTTGGGTTTGGGTTTGGGGGGTGGATCAGGAGTCCAGCTGACCGCGCTGGATGTCGACCTCGATAACGTCACCGTCATCGTCGGCGGCGGTGGCTGCGTAGCCGAGGATGTATTCACCCGCGGCGGCCACAAAACCTTTGCCGTCTGTGCCACCGGTCACTGGCTCGCCAATGGCGATCGCTTCGCCTGCTTCGACCTTGCCCCGATTGTTGTGTTGAACATCACCCGTATAGCCATTGAGCACCTCCGCCATGGTGACGCCGTCAATCGGCGCAGTGCCATCGGTGGCCGGGGCGATGGAGTCGACGGTGGTGCTCTTTATGACTAGGCGCAGGGCCGAGATGGTCGACCCGGTGCCGTTGTACCCGTGGCGGATGTCGCCGCTATCGGCAACAATTGCTCTCGCTGAAGTCATGGCGCTTGTCCCTTTTTTCTTTGGGGGGTTTGAAGTTTTTGAGTCATCGAAGGCGCGCCTACCCTCGAAGCTGCTGCAGTGCGGTGCTTAGTTGTTGATGACCAATTGCGACTCGGTTCGAGCCTGGTGAACGCGGGCGAGTTGAGTCTCGATTGGCAGCGAAGCGAAGGCCTGATCCTTCTGGGTGAAGTAGTGGATCAGTCGTTCCGTCGTATTGCGCCCCCTGCAATTGGTCAGGTCGATTGTCGTCTCCGTACGGTCGCCTTCATCGGCGCGTTCATCGATGGGCAGGCTGCTGACCTGCTGCCCGCCGGGGCCAGCGACGAGTGGTCGGCTCAGCTGCACCTTTGCCGGATCGTTGATGCCGTACTCTGTCAGGAAGCGCTTGCGAGCTTCGGCGCGCGCTGCGCGGTGCTGAGAAAGCGTTGGCTCGTGGCCATCCTTGGATAGCTTCGCCAATTCCTCCCGCACGAGCTTCTCGCGAAAAGCGCCGAGCGCTTTCTTCGCCCCGTCGCCTTGCATCCGCTGCGCGCTCATCGCCGCGCCCACATCAGCGTTTGCGACTTCGGCATCCGACGCCATGTCCTGCTGCAGCAGCGCGTCCAGTTCGGCGAGCAGGGAAGCAACGCGCTCGCGGGCGCTTTGCAACTCCGGGATCGCCTTCATGGCGTCCTCGGCTCCGGATACGCCCAGGGCTTCCAGTAGCCCCTTCAGATCCGACGCTCCGCTCGCTGCTTCCTCGACCGCTTCGGCCACGGCAGCATCGTCTTGCAAGACTCGGATTTTCAGGGCCTTGCACACCCTTTCGCGTAGTTCGCTCATTTGTCGATCGCCCTCGGTTGGAGTTGAGCCGGGCGCCTCCGACTGTGGTGGTCGTTTTACCTCGCGCTCTCTCGGTTGGCCAGCACCGCGGTTTGCGGCGGCGAGTGGCTGAAGATCGCGCATGAATGGGTGGTTGGTGAACGCGATCGAGGTCAGCACCGGACCGATCGACTTGCCCGTCACCCAGTGCACCCCGTCCAGCGTGAAGGCGATCGACACCGATCGATACTGGTTTTCTGCGATTTGTCTGCGGATCTGATCGCCCAGTTGCGAGAACGCCCACAGCTGCGCCTTGCCATTGTCGCCAAGGCGCACTTCCACATCCAGCACCCAGCCACAGGCGGGAGCGCCGCCGGAAGCGATCGATCCCTCCCAGGGCGGCATCTCGCTCGCGTGCTCATAGTCGTATTGGATCACCGGCTTGACCCCGCCGGTGAACGACTGGCCATCGCCGAGATCGATGGTACCGGCCTTGTACTGCGGATCGTCGCGGAAATTGCGAACGAACGCATCGAACACGGACCGCGTCAGGTCGAACTCGCCCTGATGGTGCCCCCTGTACACGCCTTCGTTGGCGCAGTGGATCCACTTGTAGGGCGGAGCCAGCTTCGCGGAATTGTCGTTGGCGGGCGCTTCGCCAGCGTCCAGAAGGATCGACGGCGCGAAGAAGCGGGCGAGGTTTACGCGCTCAGCGGCGGCATTCATGCGTTCAAGTCTACGGACGGAACGTGCTCGCTCGCAATGCAAGGGGCCGATTGACGCCCCTTTCGTGATCCATGGATCGCGCTTACAGCAAAGTGCCGATCCCGGAGGTGAAGCCCGGATCAGGTAGACCCGCGATCGATCCGCCGTTGCGAACCACGTCCTTGCCCTGGTTGGTGGAGATGGATCGGATCCGGCAACGACAGTTGTAGCCGAAGGGTGGCGTGGCGCGCTGCCAGAAGGGATCGGCGGCGGCCAGAACGATCCCATGCACCGCTTGGTGTGATGAACGCTGGCGCGGGGGGCCGTCGTTCACGGTCATGATCTGCCAGAAGGGTCGGAGCTCCAACACCTCAGGCTGGCGCATTTGGCGGACGCGTCCGCCGTTGTAACCGCTGATCACATTCGTTCGGAAAATGGTCTCTACGTGGCTCGGGTTGGCGGGGGTCCAGCCGGCGGCTTCGAAACGAGCGACGGCATTCTTTCCGAAGTCCGCCAGATCCGCCCCAATGGCGAGCTGACGCATCAACTCACGTTTGACGGTGCGCACCATCTCCTCGTTTGCAGCGCGCGCCACAGTGAATGCCCGGCGCTGCGCCGCCTTGCTCATCGAGTCGAATACGTCCCTGGTGACGGCTTCCTTGTCCAGGAACACCCGGATCGCTTCTTCGATGGGACGCGCAGCGAAGCGTGGATCCCGCTCGGCAAGTAGGTGCGTCGGGTGCAAGGCGGTGAAGCTCTCGACGGCGACCGGCTTGTTCTCTTCAGCTTCAAAGTCCGCATCCAGCGCGCCGAGCATGCCGCCCTGAAGAAGCTCGCGCTCGATGGGCTCGGCGATTTTGCCATTGTCGAAGCGCTTTGCCGCTGCTTCGATGGCAGCGCGGATCGATCGCGCGGTCTTCTTGCCTTGCACTGCCTCTACCAGCTCGCGAGCGAAAGCCCCGGTGCCGCTTGCGCTCGTTTCCGCCACGCCTCGGGTCACGAGAGTATCGGGCGATCCATTCACGCTCTCAGGCTGCACCGCCAGGCATACCGTGGATCCGTGCAAGGCGCAGGCGTGATGGGTCGTGGTCTCCGGATCGCGCAATAGCTCCGGACGCCACTCGATCGACTGGCCATCGATTGCGGCGGACAGTATGCCATCCACATCGCACTGCTCGCCGGCCGTGATGGGTCGAGCTTGCCGCGCCGCTTCGGTTAGTGCTGGCGGCGAGCTTGCCTTGGGTTTGCGGATCGGACGCCAAGCGATCGACCACACCGGCTCGCCATCGTCAGCGAGTTCGACATCACGAACGCGCTCGATGCCGCATTTGTGGCAGCGGTTGCTGTGCCCATGCTCGCACCGCACGATGCCGAGTTCAGTCATCTTCGCGGCGAGCGCTTCGATCATCTCGTCCGGTGTGTCCTCGTCGGCCGTCATCGCGGTAGCACCGCCGTCCGGCGGGGGCTCTGGCGGTGGACCCGCTGGCGGTGGACCCGCGTCACCGGATGGCGGCGGGGTTCCGCTCGGCCCGTTATCGTTGGTGGGAACGTTCAGGCCGATAAACGGGGTATCGGTGATCTCGCCAGGCGGTGGCGCTTGGCCGACGGGGTAAATGATCGTTGGCGCGGGCGGTGGAGCGACCATGCCGGGCTCCGATGGTCGTTGGATGGTGCGAAGGAACGGCTCGCCTTCCTTCAACTCGCGGAAACCCATCTTCTGGCGCGCTTCCTCGAGCGAGACATCGATCCCAATTCGGAGAGCTTTCTCGATCCGATCGCCTTCCTGCAATCGATCGAGCGGTGGATCGGTGGACAGCAGAAAGCGAGGCGCGTGCCGGATCTCGTTTGGTCCAAAGTTGACCGCGATCATGGCGTCGGTTACCGCCGACTCCACCGCTTCCGCCAGGCGTCTGGCATCGGACGCGATGAGCAGATCTTCCTCGGTGACGTGGGCGTCACCAATCGAGGATCCGAGCCCGGTGCTGACCGCGTCGGTCGTGCCGGTCGAGCCGAGCACGAGCTTGCTCAGGACCTTCATGGCGTGATCGATCGTTTGGTCGTGAACGTCTCCCGCGCCCTTCTGGGGTTGTGTGATCTGCACCTCCATCCCCGGCGGCATCCGGGCGGTGCTTTGCGCTCCGAGCGCGTTGATCTGCTCGAAGGCGCTGTTGAGCGATTCGGTGTTGTGAGGCAGATCACCCTTCGGCATGACAATGCGCCAAGGCTTGCCGAACAACTCCAGCAGCGCGAGGCGTTCTCTCGTCCCGAAGCGACAGAAAAACGACCAGTAGAGGGTCCGCGGGCTCAGCCCTTCGCGCTCCTGGTAGTCACCGAACATCCGGGGCTTGTGGACGACGAATTTGTAGGGCACTTCTTCGATCGCGAAGCCGACGCCGGGTTGAAAGCCAGAGCCATCGCGAGCTGAGTCCACCACACGCAAATCGCGGTTGGGTCCGAAGGACAGCCGGCGGGGGTGGATCCAGTGCAGATCGTCAATTCGCCACCACCGGCCGTCAGCGCACCAACCGAGTTCGCTCGCTGCGCGGCCGTCGAAGGTGCCCCAGGCCAGATCCATGATGCGCTCGCGAAAGTTCGGAAGCAGCTCCAACTGGTGGCGCACAAACGTCGCATAGGCTTCCGCCTTGCCCTCGTCGATGCCTTGGCCTTGTGCTGGCTCCACAAGCCAATCGAGCGCTGCCACGCGGTTCAATCGCTTCTGCAACAGCGCTGAGAGATGACCGTCGAGCGCCACCGTCTCGCGGGACAAGTCGGTCATGGGCCGCATGAACCCGTGGTTAGCGCAGCGGATCGAGTAATCGATCCTCGTGAGATCCAGCGAGCGGCCGAAGTGGGTCCGGTAGTTTTCCTGCTGGGGAATGATGGCGCCCACGTACGTCCGTTGCAGCACCCCACGATCCGGTGGGGGCGCGGTGGCTGCGGATGCCTGGCGCCTACGAGGTCGAAAGTTCCGTGCTGTGCTGTTCACGGTCCGCAGCGTACCCGCTCGCGCGGTGCGTTGCACTGGCTCTGGCGGTTTGCTGCGCTTGTAGAGATCCCGAAACCTGTATATGGATCACTTCCGGAGGGAGGCAAGACCAAATTCGTGCGTAGAACCTTGGGCAGTGTTCGCTACTCAGGCGACTTGGGGGACTGGATCGTCGAGGACGCCAGAACGTTCTCGTTGGAGCTTCGCGCTGATTGGAAGTCGGGGCCGTGGCAGCACGAGCCCGATCGCGTGCTGTGGCGCACCGAGCAAGCCCCCGATCTGGTGATGCTCATCAGCCGGGGGCCGCTCGGCAGTTTCAACGGCTACGTGGGAGTCCCCAAGGGCCATCCCGCCTTCGGCGCATCGTATGAGTCACCCGATCAGCGGTTGGAGCATATGGAAGTCCATGGTGGAGTCACGTACACGAACCACGGAAGTCCGTTCATCACCAGCACTTTCGGGCTGGTCGATGACTTGTGGTGGATCGGCTTCGATTGCGGCCACGCGGGGGACTTCACTCCTTCCATCCATGCGCGGGCAAGGGTCGGAAACGAGCAATACAGGGATCTCGCTTACGTCCGTTTCGAGGTCGAGCTACTGGCGGCGCAACTTCAGATCATGGCCGAGCGTGCTCGGCAGACAACAGAAGGGAAACAAAACCAATGACCAACAAATCTCAATTGCCGAAGCCTGTGCGTAGGGGCAACGGCCGCTTTTTCGGCGCCGAAACGATCGAAGCTGCGACCAAGGCCATTGCAGACGGTGTGATCGATGTCGCCGGGATGGCAGAGCATCTCGGCACCAGCCCCGGCACAGTACGCAAGTGGGTGCGGGCGGAAGGCGCACCCAAGCCGAGAAGAAAAAAGCGCAGCAGCAAGAAGAAGCGCAGGCATCAGCAGCGCGACGAGCTGGTGGAGACTTCACCGGAGACTTCACCGGAGACTCCACCGGAGACCGAGCAAACGCCCGTTGCCGATCCGCTGCTGCGCACCATGATCGAGCGCTATCGCAAGGCCTACGAGGACATCGCAAGCTACATCCGCGGTTGCGGCATCGACCCCGATCAGGTCACGCGCAACCCAATGCTGCGGCCATGATCGAGGGACCCTTTCTCTACGAGGGCGAGGAGTATCAGAGCCTTCTTGCCCTCCAGGTTAGATGCGCTTCCCTCTACCACCAGGATCGCGATCGGTGGTGGCTCTATCATCGGGAGGTGGGAGAGTTGCCGGATCGGCAGTTCCTCGGCTTTGTGGTCGAGACGGGCCCAAACGGAACGGACGTCGTTCTGCAGCCGGTGCCGCAGACCCTTTGGCTGCAGCCCATGGGTGCAAACTTGCGGCTATCACTGGGGCCAACGGATGGAGTGACCTTCAATTCGAACTATTGCTTCGCTGACCGCGCCGCCGCTTGGCAGGCGGCGCTCTCGTGGGACGGCCACGGTGATCCAGATGGCTGGATCCGTCACATCGAGAGTGGGCGGCGAAGGCCTGAAGGCGATCCGGCGCGAGAATACTACCGCGTTTGAGCTTTGCGTGGGCGGTGGCTACGCCATGCGGTGGTAGCCGCCTCCCACGCGCTGCGGACCCGTTGCAGAAGGGGAGGCGCTGGGTCGAGTTCGCACAGCAACGCTTCGGCCTGCAGTCGCGCCTGTTCAGCGCGCTGGCGCAGCGCAGCCACCTGTGATGCCACTTGCCGGGCGTCCTTCAGCAATTCAGGGTGCTGGCTGATTCGTTCGATGGCTTCCGCCTCGCCGATGGTGCGACCGAAGCCAACGAAGAGCCCGGCGGCGTCGCGCAGTTTGTTCATCAGTGGGGGCGCTCCAGATTGGCGAGTCGCCGGACGTATTCCTCCGCCTCGGCACGCAGCCTCGCAATGGCCGCTTCGTGATGACCCCGGAGGCGATCGAAGTGACGGTCTGCTGTCGTCCAAAGCAGAAAGCTCAGCAGGGCCGCAAAAACAAACGCCCAGTCCCAAGAGAAACTGAACCCGAGCACCATGCCGCACGGCATGGTGAGGATCGCAGCAAAAGTGAAGCGGCGCCAAAGCGTATGGTGCCGACAATACTGTTCCCGAGCCAGCAGCTGCGGCTCGCGGGTTCGCTTGGATAGTAGTAGTGGAAACATTGGCCTCGGTCTTCTGCTGGCTTTAGAACGGCGAGGATGCCATGGCGGTCGGGCTGCCCCCTTGCGCTTGGGCCAGGGCGGCCAGCGCGTGCTCTGAATAGTCGTATAGCTGGGTCAGAGCGTCAATCCGGTTGTCCTTCCCGCCGGGCTTTCCGGTGAAGCGCTTCGCTTCCTTGTGAAAGCCATCGACCCAGGGAGCGGCGATCGGAGTTCGGATCCGCCCCTTGTTCCAGGCGTTGCCCGCCGGCTGCGCTCGGAACCATTTGTCGCCCTTCGGAGTGACCGGGTAGATCGAAAGTTGTTTGTTCAGTCGGCGCGCCACCTTGCTGAGCGCCTTGAACGCGCTGACTTCCTCGAGCAGGATGGGTGCGCCGGGGAAGACCTGCGTTTGCAGCACCTGAAGATAGTCCAATAGCTCGGGCCAGTCGCGCCACTGGTCCTCAGCCAGCAGGACGTCCACGTACACATCGAAGTCTGGCTTGCCCGGCGCCCAGTACGGCGAAGGCAGGCGGTAGCACGAGCCGACGAGGATGCCGCTGGAGTCGCGCATTTTGTTGTCCTCTACGCCCGGGTCGACCGAGATCATGACCACTGCGCCGTCGACCCGGGGCGATGTGTAGCGAGCCGGATCGCGGAACAGGGTGTCGCCGCGCGGCCGCCGATCGGTCTGCCACTGGGAAAACCAATCGTAGTCCCCAGAGTTGTATTTGCGCCGAGCGAGTTCCTTCAGCGACCAGCGAGCGGGCCACAGCGGGGTGCCGCCGATGAGTCTTCCGGTCTTCTCATCGTACACGGCATCAATGACGGCGGGCAGGCTGATGACTTCCCACTCTTGGCCGTCGTTGCCCTTGCCCATGCCGTCCTTCAGCTGAGCGATCACATCGAGATCGTTCCACGCTTGGTGCGTGATGAACGCCGAGCCACCGGGGTCGATGCGGTCGGAGAGCATGCCGCGCCAGGTGTCCATGGCGGCGTCCTGGATGGTGGGGCTCTCGGCCTCCTGGCGATCCTTAAACGGATCGTCATAGACGATCTTTGCGTAGCCATCGCCTTTGAACGAGCTGCGCCGGCCGCCAGCGGTGAAGCTCCCGCCTTCCACCGTGCCCCAGTGGCTGACGGCTGCGGACGGATCGAAGCGCTTGCCGCCGGGTGGTTGCGAGCGCTGGTCCTCGCCCACCCAAACGCCGCTTCTGACGGCGATGTCTCGGCACTTGCGGCTCTTTCGCAGCGCCAGCGGCGACGAATACGAGCAATAGGCGATCTCGTCCTGGGGTCTGTAGCGCAGCCGCCGGGCGCAACCGTGAAGCAGCGTATCCGTCTTGCCATGGCGGCAAGACACCTCCACCAGGGCATAGACTGGCTCGGTCATCGAGCGATCCAGCGCATCGAGCAACGGCGCCAAGTGCTCGGGGCGCTGATACTCGGGGGTATTGAGTTCGATGAACAGGCCGAGGTCATGCTCCGCCATGTCGACGAGCGCGCTTTGGCGGGCTCGCGCGCGTTGCTCTAGCTCGTAGTCATCGGCAACCGCTGTCACCGGGCCTTCGCGTGGGTCAGGTTCCGAGCGCGCGCCTCCAGTGAACGGATCGCCCTAGCGAGGCGCTGCTGGCGCTCTCTATTGGTGGTCAGGCGCTCTTGTTCTCGGAAGTCCTCGATGACCGCCGAGTAGGTTTTAAGCGCGCAATCGGCGCAGGCAAACACGCTGTGCTCGTGGTCGTGCACCCACTGACCGCGCTCGGTCAGCCGCGAGCACTTCGGGCACTCGCGGACCGCCCGCTTGCCCTCCGGCACATAACTCGCCATGGGGAAGCCCAGGCCATTGAGCACCGGGACGTTGGGGCATTGGGGGCAGATCTGTTGGTCGCTGTGGCGGCACGCCATCAATGGATCCGATCGTCGTCTGCTGCGGCGAGCGCCGTTTGCATCGTCATGCGTGCCGCTCGCCGCGGTTTCCTCCCCGTCTCCGCATAGGCAAGTTTCTCCTGTGGCGTCCAGCCCTCGAACTCATCTACCCGGGGGTTGATGTCGAAGCGCTTGGCAGGCTCGATACCGAGGTAGAAGCCATACGCGCGGGTGGCATCGAGCGCCACACGCAAGCCGTTGGGGTGACCGTTCGCCATGGCCTTCGCTCGAATGACCTCGAAGATCTGCAGCATGGCCGCTCTCGCGTCCGCCTGCGCCTCCGGATCGGTCCGGATCGCCTTGCGCACCATGCGGCTCGCCTCGGCGCTCATCTTGCGGATGGTGTTCGGTGAAAGGCGCCACCGCTTCGCGAAGTGCTTTTCAGTTACTCCAGTCAGCCAAGCGCCGCGCATCATATGATCGAAGATCTCCTCGATCCGCTTCTCGCGCTCGCTCAGCGAGTTCTGCCAGCCTCGGTACGTCTCCGGGCTGGGCTTCGGTGGCAACGGGGGTGCCGGCTTGCTGCGTTTACGCTTTGTTGCCACTGATCAACCCACTGGCTTTGCTGGCGGCCTCGCCGCAATATTCGAAGGTAGCGCACGGTCGACCCCCAACACTCTTGCTCAACCCGCTGGTGGTGGACGTCGCTGAAGCCGCGTTCCGGAAGCCCGGTTTCTTTATGATGGTCCAGCACCGCGAGCGATCGAAGGCGCCGATCAAAGAGGGGTGGGCGGGGTAAGTGCGAAGCCGCTTACCTTCCGCCTTGTGCTCGGCGCCGAGCTTATCCACCAGAGCCATGGCAAGCCCCATGCCCTGCCAGTCGGGCAAGGTGACTAGTCTCGACACCTGGTGGACCACCTTGCCGCGATCGGGGCCGTTGGATACCGGTATCCAGAGCAGCCCCGCGAAGGCAGCCAACCGCCCATTCGCCCATAGGCCGAAGCAGTGGGCGCCCCGGTGTAGCTCGGCCGTCAGATAGTGAAACGGAGCGAAGAGCGCCCACGCGGAGTGGGGTAGCCTCCCAACGACACATTCAACGGGCGGGCGTCGTTGAAGTAACCTCCGGGTGAATTGCCGCGTCGCCATGTCGAGCACCCAGTCGGGCTGGAGCCAGTCGACCAGATCGTGGTGGCAGGTGACGCCGACAAAGCGCTTGCCGTTGCGCCGGCAATACTTCTGCACCGCGTGGGCGCCGATCTGGGCGACCTGACGATCCACCACTGAGGTGAACTCATCGACCACGATCGGATCGCCGCCTTCGATCATCCGCCTGGCGAGCTCTACCCGGAATTGCTCGCCGTTGGACAGCACGGCGAAGGGTCGCATCCACGCCGGGATGGTGTTGAAGCCAACCGCCTGGCAAACGGCGGCCACATCCTTGGTTGCGAGGCCCTTCGGGAAGTCATCGATGACGCTCAGGCCCGTCCACGAGAGCGGCTTTGGCTCGCCCCACACTTCCCGCATGAAGGTGCTTTTGCCCGAGCCGCTTGGTCCGCATACGAGGCCAACCGACCACGGCTCCCCCTCCAGGTCGACTTCTATATCCCACTCCAGCTTGCACTTCTCCCCCACCGGGGCGTCAAACATGGACGACAGCTGGCGAGCGCGCACCGAGTTGCTCAGCTTGGTCTCTACGCTGAATTGCACGCGTTGCATCAGCCCACCCACGGTTTGCAGGTGAGACCATCGGCCTCGAGCCGTTCCATCACCTCGCTCTGGTGGTCCTCGTCGCGGCACTCCACGATGACCGAAAACGAGAGCCCCGAGCCAAGTGCTTGCCTGGACTCCTTGGGCCAAGGCGCGAACATCAGCGATTTGATCTCCTTTTCCTGAAAGCCGGCGGTCATCCAATCGTTTGGGTCCAGCTCGCCCAGCCCCACCACCTCGCCGAGCTTGCCAGCGTCCCACTTGCTCTTTTCGCCGAGCTTGTTGTCAGCGACGGCGAGCGCATGCGCTTTCTTCGCCGGCAAGGACACCCAGCGGACCGGCACCTTGTCCTCGCCCAGACGTTCGGCGGCGAGTAGCGCGGTGTGGCCGACGATGATCTCGCCCTCCAGACCCTTGTGACGGTTTGCAATGATGGGGCGTCCCCACCCAAACCGTTTGATCGACTCGGCGACGAGCGCGATCGACTCCTCATTGTCTCGCGGGTTCAGAGCCCAGGGCTTCAGCGATGAACGCTTGACCCATTGGAACTCTTCTTCACTACCCGCGGCACTAGTCCGCTTGGGCATTGATCTCGGTCTCCTTTTTTCGTCCCGCGCCTGGGCTCGTTTCGTTCCCATCGTACACAGCGAGGGTCGACCCGTCCACGAGAACGCGAGCCAGGGGGACGAGGGCGGGCGAGGTGACGCCCGCGCGCGGGGGGCTAGATAGTCACTCGCGGGCGGGCGCGGGGCGTTCCTCGCGCATCCTCGCGGGTCTATGCGCGAGGGGTGTTTCAGCCCCGAACAGAGCCGTTTTTCCGCTGTTTTATGCGGTTTGCGCGTTGCGCCCCCTTGGGCCTCCGTAAGACTGTAAAGGGTGATGACGTTGACTCTCTCAGAAGCAAAAGCGCGACTCTCTGCAATGAATCGCGAGATCAAGGAACTGCAGAACTTGGCCCCGTCCGTTCGACGCGGGATGCGACAAGCACGACTGCAGTCACTCAAACAACAGCGCGCGGGTCTGTTGAACGCGTTGCGAGCACTCTAAGAGAGAACGAAAGGAACCCAAGACCAATGAGCTACGAACTATCGTTTTCCCCCGAGTTCTTTTTCGCAGAAGGCGAGCCCTACGATACCAGCGAACTGTCTTTAGACGAGCAAGGCCGCCCGACGAGCGTCTACAGCGCGCTGAGTCTCATCGCACAAAACGACCCGGCGCGGTGGCGTGAGATCGCGGACTCTATCGGCATGGATGCGGAGTACGTGAGCGTTGAGGACATCGTGGGCACGATCATCGAAACGAACACTTGCTCGAACATTGACACGCCCGTCCACGTCTGGGTCGACCCCGAAGGCGAGCACACAGTCGCCGTTTACTAACTCTGTCTGAAAGGAAACCAAGACCAATGCGACCCACCGATCTCGAACGAATTTGCAAGCAAGATGGCTGTTGCGTGATCAGCGAATGCACGATGGCACCCGAGGACACGATCCCGAAGATGCTGCGCACACTGCAGTCACTCGACCCGGAAGGCTACGAGCAACTTGCTTGCCCCGCCGTTGGGTTCTCTGCCCTCTACAGTGGCGACGAATACAGCGAGGACGCCTTCGACATCCTGCTCAACGCGCTGGACGAACTGTCACCCGAAGGCTTTCGCTTCGGCGCCCACGATGACGATCCGGCGTGTCTCGGGTTCTTCCCGTACTAAGATCAAACTTTCAAAGGAAACCAAGACCAATGCAGAAGCTACACCTCGTGAACCCGTCCCATCGGGACATCTGCCAAGCCGAGCACAGCTACATTTTCCACTTCGGCGCTTACGGTTGGACCGCGTGCCGCGTTTGGGCTGACTCGCTCGAAGGCGCGTTAGACATCGCCGCCGACTGGTTGCGAGAGTTCGCGCCCGGACTGATCATGACTCGCGAGAGCGATGCCTTGATGGAACTCTACAAGGAAGCGCGGGACGAGATCGCGCCCGGCTTCGATCTAAAGTCTGACTGGTCAGAGAACGAGGAGACGTTCCTGGCGATCGAAGAAAAGGCCACCGCCGATCTGACTCACACCGAGTCCGGCTACATTACTTCGCACGAATGGTCCGTCATCGAGGACCCATCGCGAGAGCTGATCAAAACCCAATACGAAAGCATCTTCAGCGGCGAGTGATCTCGCGCTGCACCGAAAGGAAAACCAAGACCAATGAAACATTCAAACGCATACTGGATTGCTCTCGCCGCCGCCGAAGAAGTGGAGCAAGTATGGGGTCGATCGGATGTCGGACTGACCATCGCACAGGTGGCAGAACGCATCGGACGCCCCGCGACTTATCGCGAAGCGCTCGCGCTAGCGGCTCGCGTCCACACTGGACGTCTGACCGTCGATCTCAGCGGGATCTTCGGCGTCTATCTCCCCCGCGGCTGCGGCTTCATCAACCACGCCTACATCGAACGCGTGGGCAGCGATCGCGATGAGTTTACTCGCGTTCCTTGCGATCGCGACCCTTCTCCCACTCCAGAAGAAACCGGGATCTGGCCGCTATGAAGGCGCTATCTGTTCGCCAGCCGTGGGCGTCGCTGATTGCAAGCGGCGTCAAAACGATCGAACTCCGCACCTGGCAGCGCAGCTATAGCGGTGATCTTCTGATTTGCGCTAGCTCGAATGTGTGGCGTGGACAGTTTGAAGGTCTGATCGACGCTGACTCGTGGAACAAAGCGCTAAAGGGGCCGCGCGGTGTTGCTCTGTGCGTCGTGGAGGTGCTCGCGATACGTCCGGCGACTGCAGCGGACGCTTCGGCGGCATGCTCCATGCCTTCGCCTAGAGACTATGCGTGGATCCTGCGCAACGTTCGAGCGATACCACCTCGCGCCGTGAGGGGTCGACTCGGGCTATTCGATGCGGACACCGCGATTCCCGCTTCACTATGACGGCTCTCTCGCGTTTTGCGGACCTCCGCCTAGTGTCCAGCTGCTGGACGTCCGCAAAACGGCTCTGAATCGAACCTCGCGGGTTCGTTCACTTTTGAAACAATTGCCTGGGGCCACTGTCGCCCCGTAGACTGAAAGAACCAAGACCATGAAAAAAGACATCCAAGCCGCCATCGCGGCCGGGCACGAAAAGACCGACCTCCACAACCTGGAAAGTGCCCTCGCATCGGAGCGCCAGGACTTCGACACCGCTCTGACCGCATGGCTGCAACGCGCTCAGGCGCTCGTCACTGCGGAGTATGGCAACGAATCGCCGCAGCTGTCTGTTATGGACTCGCGCTATCGGTACATCCGGATCGTGCGCACGATCTACGGCGACCAAAAGAGCGTGTTTTGCTTCATTGATCGAGAAACGGGAGACGTGCTGAAAGCAGCCGGGTGGAAGCGACCCGCTAAGCACGCGCGCGGAAACATTTTCACCGGCAAGGATGGAATCACTGCATACGGTGGGATCTATATGCGCTGAAAGCGACCGGCGCAGCGCGCCCCCCCGCCAAAGGGGGCTCGCAACGCTGGCCACCTTCGGCCACTGAAAGGGACCAAGACCAAAATGACCACGCTAGACAACGCATTCGCACCCGAGATTTCATGCCTCCGATCCCTCGCCCTCGTGCGGGACAACACCGCGCATGAGGGGAAGCGCATAGCCGAGATCGGGGTGGACAGCCTCGCGCGCGAGCTGCGGCGGGGCGACGATCTCGCTCTTGCGCTGCGCTGGGTCGAGAGCCTGCGTACGACGCTCGGCACGGCGGCGGCGGCCGAGCTAGACGCGATCCGGGCAGGGGTCGAAAGCAGGCTCGGAAGCTGAAAGCGACCGGCGCAGCGCGCCCCCCGCCAAAGGGGGGGGCTCGCAACGCTGGCCACCTTCGGCCACTGAAAAAGGAAACCAAGACCATGGCAGATCCAAACGAAACCTGCGGACCATTTACGACTCTTGTCGACGCGCAAACCTGGCTCGACAATTCGGGCACCCGCGACTGGCAATGGTTCGCGGGCTACGACGAGGGCGAGCACGCGCTATTCCTCTATCGCTACGCCGACGGCGAGCACCCGGACGCCGTGCTCTCGGCGTGGCTGCTGAGCAAGGCCGAAGATCCCCACGACTATTCAATGGATCGCGATCGGGTCGAGGAAGGGGAAGCGATACTAGCCGCGAACGATCCCTGCCTGCGCGAGAAGAGCCGCGAAGGGATCAGCGACGAGCTGCGAACCGCCATCGAACGCTACGAGCGTCGAGCGGCCGCCATCGGCTACGGCACGATCGTGCGGGCGACCATGCCGGACGGCGTCGAGCGCGAGGGGGAGTTCGTCGAACTCGGCTATGGCGGCTGCCAGCCGGGGCTGAAGGCGGACGGAAAGCGTTTCGCGATCCCACCTCGCGAGTTCGAGCGTTTGGCGATCGAAGCAGAGCATCCACTGGGCGGGGAGCTGATAACCGATTGCTTTGACGATCCGATGGAGTCACTGCCGAAGCTCATGACCGCGCTGGAAAAGCTCTCACCGGCCGCCCACGCCGCACTAACGGCGCCCAATGCCCTCTACTCTCGCATCCCCCCGGACGCCATGCGCGATCCGTCGCACGATTGGTGGACCGAGCACGCGGACGAGCTGCTGAAGCCGATGGTGGCCGCTATCTTCGCAGCGTGCCCACCGGGATACGAGGTCACGTGGGCACCGACTCGAACGGGCGACGCGCTGCTGCTCAGGCGGGTGAACGCATGAGGATCCGAACCATCACTGGCGCGCTGCGGAAGATCGCAGCGTGCAAGACTCACGAGGAACTAGTTCGCGTGGAAAGTTACCTAAGCCGAATTGCATGGAACGACGGGGGGGCAATTCGCCAAGCCGCCGAAGAGCGGCGCAGCGCGCTATGGCTGGAAGGGGAGCCTGACAAGTGATCTCGACCAAGGAAAAGATCGAAGCGGCCGAGCACGCGGTGAAGGCTTGCGAGGAGCGACTGGCGCAGGCCGTCGAGCAGCTGGCCGCCGAGCACCGCAGGCTGCAGCGCGAGCGTGGCGTCCTCGACCGCTTGCGCAAGCGGCTGCAGCTGGAGCGGCTCGGCGGCAAGAAGCTGGCCGACGCTGAACTCGGCTTCGATGACGTGGTCGACAGTAAGACGGATGGCGAGCCGCGGGATCACAGCGCGCAGGCAGCATGGTATCGCGAACTCACACCAGCGCGGCGCGATGCTGTTGCCATCGCGAACGAGGAGAACTATTCCGTCCACGTGGGGTGCGGTGGCGAGGTGTGGAACGATAGCTCGATCGGCATGCCGGTCTGCGCCCGTTGCAACAGCCGCGTGCTCTCCATCGACATCCAGCACCCCACGGTGACCGTTCACCTGCTGAGACATGGCCTTGCCGCCTGCGGCTTCTCGCGCGAGGTGCCAGCGCTCTGGCCCAAGGGGCACCGATGGTGCCGGAACATAACGGGAGTAACTTGCGCGGGCTGCCGCCACGAGGTGGAGCGAACGACGTGCTGACCGAGCCCATTCGCCAGGCCATCGTGGACGACATCGCTCGGCGGTGGCCGCAGGCGATCCACGTGGACATGCTGCGCCGCTGTCCCCTTGAGCGGGCGCCCGCCGTGATCGGAGCCATTTGCGTGATGTGGCCGGAAGCTCGCGCCTTCTCGCGCTGGCTTATCAGCACGACGGCGCCCGACTTTGCCGCTGCAGTGGTGCGATCGGCGCCGCAGTACCCCCACGCTCGGCTAACGCAACTCGCTCGGCTCGTGCTGGGCGAGTCCCCGGTGCAGCTGAGTGACCACCAGCTAACGCGGCGGGAGGCGCATCAATGGCTTGCTGCGCGCCCAGACGACACCGAGCCCGCCGAATGGTATCTACAGCACCACAACATTGCGGAGATCTCGCACTGCAGAACGATCGCGGTAGCTCGCTGGATCGTGCGGTGCAGCAAGGATCCACACAAGTGGCGTTCGATGCTGAAGCTGCGCCGGCAAGGATGCTACATCTACCGGGTGGACGAACTCTCTGACGTGGACCTATGTCCTGGCGTTCACGAGACGTTTCGGCGCGCCACTCGCAGGCTGGCGGCCAGCAACCGTGCGCTGCAGTTCGCTGCGGACGCGCCGCTCTATGAGCCACCGTCGTGGTGGAGCGAGATCGAAGGGATCCGCCTGCTGCGGACGATCGATGACCTTCGCGCCGAAGGCCACGCCATGAAGCACTGTGTGGCGGACTACGCTCCGATCGCGGCGATCGGCAGCACCGTGCTCTTGTCCGTTGAGGCGGACGGCCAACGCTCCACCGCAGAGTTACGCATGAGCAGTGGCGAGGTTGTGCAGCACCTCGGCTGGCGCAACCAACCGCCGCCCAAGGCTTGCATCAAGCGACTCGAGGAAGCGACTAGGACATGGGCGAAGGCTCAGCGCTTCAGCCAGCACGCATCGCGTGGCATCATCATTGATGATCCCTACCACCCCGATCGAGGGCCTCAGGGGGCGTGATAGATGACGGGCGGCGCGAAGGCAGCACTGGACGCGCCGCCGATGCGAACCGCCTGATAGTAGTACCAAGCGCGCAACGGCGCGCAGCCATCCTCTTTTAGGATGCCATAGAACGTCTCGTCCGCTGCCTTTCGGAAGTCTTGATCGAGCATGCCGAGCCGCATTAGCTCGTACAGGCCATCGTGAACGAGCCCGGCTCTCATGTTTGTGCGGTCGTCCCTGGTGGGGCCGCTGCAGCCGTCCCATGTGTAGCCGAGCCGATGAACGAGGATGCCGTCAGGTCGAAGGTAAAGGCGCTGTGTCTTCACGTTCTGCCCGAAGATCCCGGTGTAGTTCGCCGCCCAGCGCGCAAGCTCGTACCCTCCAGCTCGTCGAAAGTATTCGATGCGCTTCTGATCCGCGCGTTCGATCACCGCATCGGCCATGCCGAGGAGTGTAGCGCAGCCAGCGAGCCGCCGCCCGCGTCAGCGCTTCGCGTCAGCGCTTGGTGGTGGTGGCGGAGCGACTGGCGGGCGGCAGAACTCTCGGTAAGCGCGATCGAAGGCGGTGGCGAGCGCGAGCGCAAGATCGGTCAGCGAGAGTCGTGTCTCCACCCAATTGGGCTCCACCTGCTCCCAGCCGATGGCGTCCTGATACCTCACCCGCACTTCGAGATCCTTGCCGTCGCGGACGCTGATGTCGATGTCGGAGTAGCCCATGGCTTCGATCGCACGGCAGATCATCAAAGCCAGTTCGAGTTCCGTCCGTTTCATGAGATGAGCCCGAGCGCTGCGCGCTGTTTGGCCAGTTCGATGGCATGCCTCCGGCCCGTGGCAACCGCGACGGCCAGCGCATCGGCGGCGTGCTCGCTGCAGCTGACGCCGAGCATACGGCTGACGGCTTGCTTTACCTGCGCTTTGGAGCCACGCCCGCCGCCCTTGCCGAGCAGCGAAACCTTCACTGTAGCCGGGGCCACCTCGTAGCATGGCAAGCGATGGATCCGCGCAGCGCAGCGCAGCGCGCCCACCACCTCGTGGACCCGGCGGCTCGACGCGTTCGAGTGCACCTTGGTCGGGTCTTCCAGCATGAGCTTCGCTTTGCCTGCTTCGACGCCCGCTTGGTTCTCGTACCCCATCACCTCAGGCTTGTGGAGCTCTAGCAGTTCCAACACCCGATCGCAAATCAGATCCATCCGCTCAGGCGCGGTCATCTTGGCGGTGGTGCGGAGCGTGTCATGGTGCAGGACGCGAACGCGGCTCGCCGTTAGCAGAAGCACGCCGATGCCAACGAAGGCGAAGCCAGGATCGCACCCGAGCGCGATCATCGACACTTGGGGCAGGGTGCTGGGAAGTTGTTCGTGGGGCCGCCAGGGCAGCGACACCGCCTAACGTGGCCGCAGGAATAGATCGTCGTGCCGTGCCCCGGGTGCGAGCCACCAGTGACTGACTTGACCTCGATCTTTTGCTCGGCGCCCACCAGTGGCTCGGTGCTGCGCGTCTCGACGCATCGGGTTAGTTGATACAGCGCCGCGACGGGCGTCAGGTGGTTATCGGCCACGAGAGACGATATTCCCAAGCTCGCCCCCGTCAGCAGCTGACGGAACTCCTGCGGCTCGGCTTCGGCAAGCGCCACGCTGATCAAGTGAACGAAGCGGGCGAAGTCAGCGCCCAGCTTCGCCTTCAGTTTGCCGGTCAGCTGCGGGGACTGGTGCAGCAGGTGGGCAAAGGGGTCGCGCTTGGGGTCGATCATCATAAGGCCGACTCCTTTTGCAGCAGCGCGAGTGCTGCCCGTTGCGAGGTTTGGAAGTCAGTATCCGGATTGAGCCGCCCATCGGCGAGCATCCTCGTGAAGCTGCTGAAGATGGCCAGCGCTTGATCGTCCTCCAATGCTTCGAACTGGTGAATGAGGTTCACTGGCGACAGAACCGAGATCGTGGAGGCCAGTCCCGGATCCGGATCCACATCCGGGTTCAGTGCATAGATCAGGATCTCGTGCGAGATATGCTCAGACCACTTATCGGCCTTCGGAAGCTCAGGTGCGTTGCGCAGATGGCATAAGCTAACGAGATAGTCGTGCCACACCGGATGCGCATCAGGACGGCGAAGCAGCACGCCACGCAAACAGCCAGGCGCGCCGCCACGGAAATCCCAGACGTTTGCGCCCTCGTCGGCGCTGGGTAGCTCGATCGGTTTGATGCTTCTTTCAGCCATTCGCGCTCTGCTTCCTGCGCCGCTTGCGCTTCGGCGCTGCTTCCCGTTTGCAGTCCTCGCACACTACTGGGTGCCCCGGCTCGTCGCCGCCCATGAACACGCCGCACCGCTCGCACAGCAGACCCGAGAGCATCATGTCCGCGATCTCACCCATGCGTCGGCCCTCCAGTGTCGGTCGCCCACAGTCCGCCGAGCCTGCGCTCCTCGTAGCTGAGCCCCTGGGAGCGGTAGAACTCACGAGCCAGCACCATGCCTTCAGACCATCCCCGATCGAGGTAGAAGGCGCGTCGCTGCAAAGTGGCTGCCATCGCGAGCCCTGCGCTCCTGCCTTGGTCACGTTGCTGCGGATCGCTATCGTCCACCGCGGTCGTCAGCATCTTATGGCTCGCATACGGCGTCTCAGCGCGCAGCAGGCAGTCCCGGATGCATGCGTCGAGATACACCAGCGCCAGCGGATCGGCTCGGAAGGGGCTCTCGATTGCGACGGTGATCATTGCACCGCCTCGCGAGCGAGCAAAGCGCGCCGCGCCCGAAGCCATCCCTCGCACACGGGATAGTCTGGCGCAGTGACGATCCGGCCTTCGAGCACCACGAGCCGCGGCCGATAGTTGCCCGGCTCAGGCGTGCCGCTGCGCGCTTCGATTGGCATCCCTTGATGGCATCGGAACGGCTCCTGGCGAGCGGCTAGCTCGGCGAGCATGCCTTCCTCCGGGCTGCCCTTGCGGAATGCACAGTCGAAGCACATCTCGCCGCCCCGCGATTCGTGGTCGGCCCAGGCGTCAACCACACACTGCTCGTGACTTGCCTCGGGGTGCGAGCAGGTACAGCGCTCCGGACCCATGGCGGCGGCGCCCATGCATTTCGGATGGTGGTGCACCTCGATGCACGAGCGCACCAGACGGTGCTCGGGGTAGTCATATCCTGCGGCGCTCATAGCTCCCCCCGGGCGTTGGCGGCCACCATCTGCTCGAACGACGGATATTGCTCGCCCACCACCTGCAGCGCCTCGGGGTCGAAGCGATCGGTGGCCAAGGCCATGCGCAGGTGAAAGTTCATCGGCCCGGTTCCGTCGGGCCGAGTCTGGTTGTGCAAGTACCCAACGCAAGCCGCCTCTCGGCCTTCCGGCGTTTCGTGGCACGCGAACAAGGCTCCAAAACCCTGGCGGATGCTCGGCTCAAGGGCGAAGAAGCGCGCGAGATTGAAGCGCTGAAGCTGCGCTTGTTTGCGCCATGGGCAAGTCGGACATTGCCGCTTGATGCGAAAGCTCGGCGAGCTGTTGCATTCACGCATCGGACGCCACCACCGTTCCCCTAGTGGTCTTGATCTCTCGCATGGTCTTGGTTTCCCTCATGTTGTCCCTTCTCGGCGGGAGGCCCGTCGCCCCCCGGATCCCAAACGATGTAGGTCCCGCGTTCTACCGCCGGATGGCTCACGATGCGATCGCAAAGTGAATGCCGCGGGAGCCGCTTGAAGTCATCGGGGTGGAGATAGACAAACGAACTCGGGTTCAAAAACGCCCTTGCGAGCGCCTGTGCCTCGGAACGGCCGCGCTCGCCATCGCTCTGCAGCTCGTCCGCGAACCGCTCCACCTCTTGCTCCTGTAGCTTTGCCAGTCGAGCCATGACGCTCTCGATCGCTGAGCGCAGAGCGATCACGACGCCACCACGCGAGCCAGGCAGACGACCCACAGCGCGAACACCACCGAGCCAAACAGATCGGGGTGGGTTTGATCGCACCCGCCCATGAAGCCCGCCATCACCAGCAACGCTAGCACCGTCGCAACCACTCCCTTATTCACCTGAGCCCAGCATCAGCTTCGGCATCGTGCCCGATTCGTAGGCCTCGGCGATCCTCGGCGCAACGCTCGTGCCGAGCGTCGAGCCGTCAGGCAGCACGAGGTCCGCGAGGAACTCCTGCTCGGCGTTGGCGCCACCGCTCGCCACAAGTTCCAGCTTTGCCTTGATAACCAGCAGCAAGACCCGCCATCGCTCGCGATCGATCTGCTTCGCGTCCTCGCAACCCTTTGGCCGCCGTGCTGGAACCGCTCGTCGGAACTGTCGGCCATCAAGAGTGAAGGCCACGAAACCCTCGCGCTGGTGCACATCCCAACCGTGGACGACCTGAGCGGCGCCATGCTTGTTCAGCGCCCGCTCGATCTCCATGCGCGTGGTGGAGATGTCGACCTTGGTTCCGTGGGCGTAGCCTCGCCCGCGCGTCACTAGTCGCCCGCTACCGCATTGTCGTTGCTCGCCTTGGCGCGGCGACTGGCGCGCTTCTTCGCTGGCTTCGCTGGCTTCGCTGCTGGCTCGTCCACGAATGGGTGTCCAGCATCGTACAGTTCCGCCTGAGCGCTCACCCAAGCCTCGCCCGTGTTGACCTCGGTGGACAGCTGGCGGATTGTCTCGCGGAACTGGCGCAGCTTCTCGTTCCACTCGCGGTTGTGGCTGCGCTTTTTTTCGAGCAGGGCTTCGCGATCGAGTTCGGCTTGGGCGAGTTCGTCGCTTCGCGCCCTCAACTCAGCTTCGTTAAGTCGCTTTTGGATCATCCCTGTTCGATCAACTGCAGCTTCACCCATGGGTCGTGCGCCTCCGGCTTGAATGGTCTTGGCTTGGCGAGGGGGTTGTCACCAAGTGGTCCCCACCCTGTGGATATGACTCACAGCAGGGTGGGGGACTTGGTGATGTTCTCGCCCTGCCACGAGCGTAAGGGCAGATCGACCGCGCTAGCAAGCCAAAGGCCGCCGAGTGATCTCGTTTGCGATCCATGGATCACGCTGGCTCTGCTGGCTCCGGATCGGGTGGCAGATAGTCGCAGCCGTGAATGTGCACCGTGGTGTTGGCGGGAAGGGCCTTGAGTAAGCTCGTCGCAACTGGCTCGGGCTCGGTGCCACGGCTGAGATCCAGCACGAGCCCGGCCTCCACCACCAGTTCGAGCGTGGAATGACCGCGGTTGCAATCGTGACTCCAGCGCAATTGGCTGATGTAAGCGCTGATGTCCACGCCTTCGATGCTGATGCGGGTGCCTTCGTTGGTGCCGTCGCTGCTGATGACGATGGGCGTGGTCATGTCGTTGACGCCTGCTGCTGGTTCGCTTCCTCAGCGCGGCGAGCTGCTACTGCGGCCAGTTCCTGCGCTTCTGCGGCCAGGGTCTTTGCGATGTCGCTCAGCATCGCCTCCTGGTTGCGCAGTAGCTCAAAGCCCATCGTGCGCTCCATGGAGTCCCCCCGCTGCAGCCGCTTGCGGCCTTGTGCGACCCACTCCCCAATGCTGAGAATCAGCGCTGCTAGCGCCGTCCGTTCCTTGCTCAGCGTTATCAAGACTTCACTGGTCATAGCTGTGGCTGCTTCACTGGTCATAGCTCTGGCTCCTCTTCTCGGTTCTCTAGATCGTCGTAATTGAAACCCGCTTGCTCATCGAGATCGAGGAAGCGGACGCACCAGGGTTGCCATTGCACGGTAACGCTGCCAGCGCTGACGTTGCGACCCTTGGCGAGGATGAGATCGGTTTCTCCTCGCTCCTCGCCCTCCACCTCGTCGCGATGAACGAAAAGCACCTTGTCCGCGTCCTGCTCAAGGGCGCCCGATCCACGCAAGTCCGCCAGCGTGGGGCGCTTGTCCGATCGGTCGCGCTGGCCGCGGTTGAGTTGCGAGAGCGCCACCACCGTAACGCCGAACTCCTTCGCTAGCAGCTTCAGCGCTCGGCTGATCCGTTCGAGTTCGTCGCTGCGGCTCAGGCCCCGCCAGTTCGCCTCAGGGCCCATCAACTGGACGTAATCCACCACCACCAGACCGAGCTTGCCTTGCTCGTGCTCGCTTCGAAGCCGACTCGCATGGCGGCGTACCCGAGAGCGCAAGCGGCTCGGCGTCAGCTGGCTGCCATCGTCCACGATGACGGGCAGGCGCGCGAGATCTACCGTGGCTTGCATGACTTGCGACCACTGCGCCGAGGACAGTTGGCGGCGCTGGAGGTGCGAGAGCCCTACCCCGCTCGCGGCACTGGTCATGCGCTCGCCCAGTTCGTCGCGTCCCATCTCCAGCGAGAACACCACGCCATGACAATGGCGCTTGGCCGCTGCTGCTACGAGCCCCATGGCAAGCGCGGTCTTGCCCTGACCGGGGCGGCCGGCGACATACCAAAGCTCTCCCGGCACAAGGCCGAGCGTCATCGTGTCCAGCTCGGTCAAGCCGGTGGTGTTGCCCCGCGAGCGATGCTCTCGATCGGGGGCCAAGGCTTCGCGCGTGCCATCCATGACCTCGCGCAGCGTGCCGCTCGTTTCACGGTCGACCCGTCCAGCAGCTGCGGCGAAGATCTCCGCCTCGCATTGGTTCAAGAAGGCTGGCACGTCCGCCGTCGTCTCCGGCTCCTGCGCCTGCGCCAGTAGTCCCTGCAGGCACGCCCGCATCCGTCGCAAGTCGCCTAGCCTGCGCACGATGCGCGCATGGCCCACCACGTTGCCGACCGATGGCGTGGCATCGACGAGCTGGGCGACGAACGCGGTTCCCCCGATGCGAGAAAGCGCGCCATTGGCTTCCAGCTGATGGCACAGCGTGACCACATCGATCACGCTGCCCACACTGTCCAGTTCCACCAGCGCCTCGAACACAAGCCGATGCTGGATCAGCCAAAAGTCCTCGGCGTCGAGTTCGTCGCGAACCTCGTCCAAACGCTCTGGCGCGAGCACTACGGCCGAGAGCACCGCGGCCTCGGCGTCCACGTTCTGCGCGGCTTCGTTCGTTCTAGCCAAGCGTCGACCTCAGCACATCCCATGCCGCCGCAGCCACGATCGGAACTTGTCCGTTGCCAGTGGCTCTAATGCGGTCCATCCGGTGGGCCACGCCATCAGCCACTCGCGTAAGATCAGGGAAGCTCCCCCAAAGCGCTTCTCTAAACTCAAACGCTTCTTCCCGACCCTTCCGGCGGAGCCGCCCTGATTGTAACCGTACGTGTAAGCCGTTGGCGTCGGCAGCATCGCTAGCAACCTTTGCGTGGGCTGGCCAGGTGCGTGCCATGTATAAGGGGAGAGCTCGTTCGCCTTCGTGGTCGGCGTTGGCAACAATCCACATTCGGCGGCGCTCGTGCGGCGCACCGAAGTGATCAGCACCGAGCACGCCCCACGCCACGCGATACCCCAAGCGGGTAAGCCCTTCGATGACGAGGTCCAGGCCGCGAGTTCTGAGATGCGGGGAGTTCTCGGCAAACACCCACTGAGGCCCCACCTCGTCAACGATGCGGAGCATCTCTCGCCATAGCCCCGAGCGCTCGCTTTCGATTCCCGCCCGTTTGCCGGCGCTAGAGATGTCCTGGCAAGGGAAGCCGCCGGAAATAACATCAACTGCACCCCGCCACGGCCGGCCATCGAAGGTGCGGATGTCACTCCAGATCGGGAAGCTCGGCAGACAGCCGTCGAGCTGGCGTTGGCGCAGCGTGCGGGCGCAATAACTGTCGATCTCGACCCCGCCGATCGGAGCCCAGCCAAGTAGGTGGCCAGCGAGCAACCCGCCACCTGCTCCGGCGAAAAGTGCCAGCTCATTCATTCGCCGCCTTGTGTGTGACGCCGCACGATGTGGTTGGCTTCGAGCAGGCCGACGCCGAACACCTTGCTGATCGCTTCGACCAGTTGCCAGTGGGTTGCACCAAAGCATCTCGATTGCTGCACCAAGCGCTTCACCAGTTCGTCGTCCTTCAATGGCTCCGGAAGCCCTGCCTCGATCTCGTGCTTCATGCGAACAGCTGGGTGACGTTGGTTTCGAACTCCTCCGGTACCGGCGCAGCGCTTTCCGTTTTGGCCTTGGATCGCGCGAGAGCGGCCTGGTAAGCGGCTTTGCGAGCTTCCGTCCTCGCATCACGCTGGATCGGTTTCAGCCCCTTCACCTCCGCCACCTTGCGCAAGCGGTTGCGGTAGCACGCTTGCCAGTCGGTCATCATTTTGCCGTTGGCTCGCCAGTAGTCCACGAACTCTTCGCGGCACCGAAGCTCGTAAGCTTGCGAGAACCCGAGTTCCTCCGCCTTCGCCAGCACCGAAGCGTTTGGGGCGAAGTCTGCAGCTATCCGGCTTTTCCCTCGGTTCGACGAGCCTGACAAGCGGGTATTTTTCGACCTTGGATCATCATCCACCTCGTTCTGAGCGGGGGGGTTATGAA